GAGGATTTTAACCTATTTAAAATGAATAAATGTTATCCCAATCTAAAATAGGTTAAAATCCTCACTCTGTTAAAAATAATGCGATTTTCATAATATATATATATATATATATATTATGAAAATCGCATTATTTTTAACAGGAAGAATTTCTGAAAATTATGAATATACGTACAATAATATTATCGAAAAGTTTGACAATTGTTCTATCGATTTTTTTGTTGTACACTGTTGTAAAGATAGTATTATTATCAATAAAATGAAAAATATTTATAAACCAAAAATATGTGAAACAACCTTTATATCTCATTATGAAATCTTAAAAAAAAAAATTAAGAATAAAAGGCCTGAAACCAATGTTTTTAATACACTAAATATGTTTCATAACAGATTTGTATTATTTAATTTATTTGAACACTATTGTAAAAATTGTAAAGTAAATTATGATTTTATAATAAACTATCGCTTTGATTTATACACATTCGAAAAAATTAATTTATCAAAAATGAAAAATAATATTTTATATTTACCTGATAAGTTTCATTACCGCGGATATAATGATCAAATTGCAATTGGTGATGTTAAAATTATGAAACAATATTATAGTTTATTTAATAATTTTAAGAAAGGTAAATTGAAATGTAAATTTAATCCAGAAACTATTTTAAAGTATCATATTAATAAGCTAAATATTGAAACGAAGATGTTTAAAATTGATTATAAAATAATTAGAAATAAATTTAATTCTAAATCTAATGATAATTACATAATAATTAATGAACGTAAACGTGAACGTGAACGTGAACATGAACGTGAACGTGAACGTGAACGTGAACGTGAACGTGAAAAAAAAATGCGTAATTTTTATTATAATATCATTTTTTCTCTTAGTTTAAAATTGATTATAAAATAATTAGAAATAAATTTAATTCTAAATCTAATGATAATTACATAATAATTAATGAACGTGAAAAAAAAAAAATGTGTAATTTTTATTATAATATCATTTTTTTTCTTAGTATAAAATATGACTATTAGTAATTTTATATGATGTATAATCTCTTTTCTTTCGTGTAATATTATTAGTAGATTTGTATTTATCTACCCATCTCATTAAACTTCTTTCAGAACAACCGAATATTTTACAGGTTTGTACATGATTTTTAGAATGAGATAAATAGTATTTAACTGCTGATAATTTATAATCACTACTTTTATGTGTTGGCATTAATATATTATTAAAAATGAAATTTAAAATTTTAGTATATTTTTATATATTAATATATATGTCAAATACTTTATTTGAAACTAGTAAATTTATTAAGATATTGAATAATGATAATAATTTAAATAATTATTTAAAATATATTGTAACACCTATAACACCTTATTTAATATGTGATCATCATTTTTCAACAGAATTACATAAAGGGAATCATAAATATATATATAAAGATGTAAAGGAACTACTTAAGGAAAATACAAATGATTTATATATAAATAAAGATTTTGATAAAATAAAAGAAGGAGATATCATTCAGGTTCAAGTAGATTTATTTAATATATTCGTTAATGATATATTACCACAAATAAGTTGTAAAATTATAGTAATTACATCACAATGGCATTTACCTCAACTTAATAGAAACCAAATAACAGATAAATTTATTAATAATAATAAAATTATTTTATGGATATCACAAAATCCTATTTATGAAAATCATAATAAATATATGGCATTTCCATATGGGATACATCATTGTGTTGTTAATCGTTACATGAATTTTGTAAAGAAAAATTACGATAAAATTTTAAATATTGATACAAAAACTAATGTATGTTTTAATTCACCTTTTACAGTTGAAACCAAATACCTACATAAAAATCATATTAGAAGACATCCAATATTTAATAGCGTAAAAAATAAAACTTTATCCTATGATGAATACTTAAATAATATTTTGAAAAGTAAATTTACTATATCTACTAGTGGTGATAGAGATGATTGCTATCGTCATTATGAATGCATAGGTTTAAATTCAATTCCAATATCCAATATAAATTATATAGAAATATTTGGAAATAATATGATATATTCAGATATAGATAATATTATAGAAATGATTAATGAAACAAAAATTGTAGGATATAATCAGTCTAATAATTATATTAATCCAGATATTCTTTTAATAGATTATTGGCAAGACAAAATACTACTTCGTCTAAAGCAGTTAAATTCGGCGTTTTAATGTTTAAAGGTGTAAAAAATTTTTAAAATTTTATAAATTATCTATAGATATACCACAAAATGACCCACATGTGATATCAATACTAAAAACACATGAAATATTTTAAAAAAAAATACAAACACCTATAAACATTCGGAATATCAATAATAGTATTGATAATGATAATTATGTTGCTATTCTATTTATAGATGATAAGCCAATAGGAATATGTATATCTGAGATAATTAAAGATAAGGAATTAGAAGATTTAGTTAAAGAAAAAAAAATACCAGATAAAAATTATAATTTATACATTGCGGGTGTAGATGTTCATCCCGAATTTCAAGGATTAGGATTATGCAAACCTCTTGTCAGTTATATGATTAAACAATTAAAAATTTTAGGATATCAGTTTTTATTTATAAATAATGCTTCTCAAACAAATCAAGGTATTCCAGCTTGTATATGTTATATTAAAGCTGGAACAGATAATCAATATAAATTGCAATATAATGATTATAAAACAAATGAGTTTAAAAATATGAATGTTACATATTGTTTATCTCATAAATTTATATCAAGAGATTATTATTATCATTTATAAAATAATTTAATTTATTTAATTTATTTAATTTATTTAATTTATTTAATTTATTTAATTTATTTAATTTATTTAATTTATCAGAACAAAATTATTTTCTTTGTATAATATATAAAAATGAGTGGAGTTGTGAATAATTTATTTAATCTAGAAAATTCTTTAGTACGTTCTGAAAACAAAAGAACAAAAATAGGTTATGGTATAAGATATTTAGATCTGAAATCAAAGGGGACTTATGCAGAATACGGTGCCACTGGTGGTTTTAAAAAAGAGTCAGTTAAACAGTATACGAGAACTTTTGAGAAATCTACTACTGCTCCATTTTATTCATTTGATATTAAAATCACCAATGCTATTACTTTATCATATGAAAAGATTCCAGGTTCAGCTGAATTAGGTTCAGGGACAAATGAGGTAACTGGTGCCACCGCCGCCCTAAAGGAACGTTCTGGAAAAGCAGAAATAGATGGACCTAGAACACTAACATTAAATTTTAATGTTGGTAATAATAGTTCTCAAAAAGTATTAAATAATATGAGTTCAAGACTTTTTGAAGAATTATCTCAAGGAATGTACGTTAAAATTGGTAAAACCTCCATGGATGTTGATATAACAAGAACCGACACTAATACTGATGGTCGCCCCGAATTTACTGGTTTTGACATATCTGGAATGACTACTGGTTTAGGATTTCATAGAGAATTCGGAAACAGATGGACAATGAATTTAGATGTAACCAGAACTAATTTACCAGTTAATAGACTACTCAGAATCGAAGGTCCGGCTGCTGACCGTGTTGATGGTAATATTACACTTTGGACAACAGCATTCGCATTAACTGTTAGTCTTTTTTAAATAAATAAAAATAATTTTTTATATTATTTTTATAAATTTGTAATTTTAACTATAGATATATCTTTTTTATCTTCTGGTTCAGAAACTTCATTTTCAGTTGACTCTACAGTTTTTTTGTTTGAACGAATACTATCACTATCATCTTTAGTTAAGAGATTATTAATATCAAATTTATTGAGTTCCGCCATTATATTTAACAAACCTTTATTTTTTTTAATATCGCGTTTATATTTTTTTTCTAAGACTTTTGTCTGTTGAATAAATTTATTATAAGTTTGGCTATTTAAAACTTCATTGAGTTTTAAATAAAAATTAGGTTCTTTTTGAATAGCTTTAAAATTATCATATTCTGTAAATATTAAAAATTTATTGTCTTCACTAAATTTGTCATAGATTTCTAAATATTTAATATCAATAGTATGTTTTTCAATAAATCTAGACAAAAAAATCCTTATATTTTTTACCCAATTTTTGTTATCTTTATTAAAATGATTTGCTTTTTTTAATTTATCAAAACCATATCTATTTACTGATGTTCTATATGGATTTGTTAAAAACTTTTCTACATATTTTACTATGTCTTTATAATGATCAAATGTTCTAAAAAGTGTGTTTTGTCTTTCTTTAACTGTGTTTGTGTCTATATTTATTTTTATATTATTATTTACTACAGAAGAACGTCTTGTAGAAGTTACCGGAGTGGATGGAACACATGTTTCAATATGTTCTTCACATTCTATAGAGAAAAAATCATTTAAAAAATTATAGGCATCTTCTATATTATATTGTTTCAATACTCGTTTAAAAAATATTCTTATATCATTTAAATATAATTGTTCGCCTTTTGATTTGATTATCTGAAATCCCGTTTCATCTAATTCAACAAAATGAACATCGTTTAAAATATAATTCAATAAGAGCTGGATATCATTATAGGATTTTATTGATTCATATATGTTTTTATAATTATTGATATCTTCATCATTTATACTTATCATTTCCGGAATGTGTTGTGATTGATTACTATTGACTATAGTATCGTGGACATATTTTATTTTATAATGATTTAATACTTTATCAACAAAAATCTTAATATTATTTTTAAGCGCATTTGGTTCAACATACATTTTTTTTAATATTAAAAATCCTTGTTCATTGGGTGGTAAATTATCTAATGTTGATATTTGGTCTATATTATAAAATTCACATTTAATGGTAACTATAGATTCCTCTATAGTTGTAAAACTATTACTATATTCTAATCCTAATTTAGTATAGACATTTTTAAGATTTGTCTGTAATTTATGTTCAACTGCAGACAGTTTTTTAACATATAAAATTCGTGAATAAGAATTTAGAAAAGATTCTATTCTTGATCTTATTAAATAACGTAATTCAAAATCTTTATCATAATCATTTTTAGACATAAATATGTGTTTTATATTTGAAATATAATCTATAAAATCATTTATACTGAAAAAAAAACCAGATTTTAAATTATATTCCGTATCTTGATTTAGTTCTTCAGAATTTTTTTCAGTATTATTATCAGATACTTCAACACCTAAGATATCTGAAGATAATCCTCCTGTTCGCTGCGATTGGTTGTTAATATCATTTTTAACACTAACTGATATATTTTTAGGACCTAATAATTCTAAAATTTGAATTGTTTTTTTTAATTCAATATTAGCCTTAATATAATTGTATATTTCTAAGGGTATGTAGTAAAAATCAAATTTTATTTGCAATTTTTTGTAAATTATATAATCACTAATTTCATTACCGTAAAATATAATTTGTATATTGTCATTTATTAATTTTTTAATTGGTGCTTCTAAATTTTCAATTAATCCTAAATATCTATCTAGAAATTTATTTTTTGACTCATAAAATTTCAAACAATTTGAACAATCATCGATTTCGCAATTTATTAAATTACTAATGTATTTCCATTTATTATTATTATATGTATACTGTTTATGTCTACAACTATTTTTTTTATAATACTTTATTGTTTCAGGTTTAAATATTAAATACAATGGTAATTGATTATTTATAATATTTACTATTTGCGTTAAATATTTACCATTTTTAATTTCATCTGTTTTACTAATAAATTTCAAATTTTCTATATCTTTTATATTTAAAATTTTTGTTTCAAATAAAGTCATATATTATATAATTATATAATTTAACTCAGTATTAAAAAGTATTTATACAAAAATTCTTTATAACATTGACTTAAGTCAATAGATTTATTTTTTAATTGTATTAATTCAACAGACTTTCTATATATTAATATAGTTATATATATATGGGAAAAATTATAAATGTTTATAATTCTGACTTAATGGGAAAAAGAGTGTATCAAAAAGGTAGAGGTAGATTACAAAGTATAAATGAAGACTATAGTGGTTCCGACAAAAGACGTGAAAGATTAGTTAAAAATATTACATTAGTTTTTGATAATGGAACACAATTACAGGTAGTGATTAAAATAGCACCATTTTTTGAAGACCAGCTTAATAATTATACTGAAAATGAAGATTTAGGTGAAATTGTATTGAGTAATGACTATGAACATGAATCGAAAATATATAATTTTTTTAATGAAAAAGTTAATGATAAAATTGTAGATAAATATGTATTGAAATCTTATACTGGAGGTATAAGTAAAAATGGCGATTTTAAATTAAATGGAGAAACATTTAATTTTATTAATCTCAAGATGTCTAAAGATTTAGAAGAATTAGAGCAACCTCCACGAACTATTATAGGATATGTTTATATTATTACCGAACCCATGATTAATATTAAAACTTTTTATGATACAAAACCAAAAGATGAAACTAAACTAAAAAAATTTATAACAACTACATTTAATACATTATCACATTTATACAATACCTACGAATTTTGTCACTGGGATTTCCATGCACAAAATACTAAATTTAATGAATTAACAGGAGAAATCCTTATATTTGATTTTGATTTATCTACTACAAAAAAATATAATAATTCAGATTATATAAATAGAATCCCCCTAATTAGACCCATTATATTGGATTATTGTGAAATGATGGGACAATCAATTGCGACTTCGTATCAAGAAAATAAATCGCAATTAGCTCATAATTGGGATTTATTTATGTTTGTATCTGGTTTAAAAAAAAAATATTCTTTAGATTATTTAAAAAATCTACCTATTATTCTAAATGACATCAAATTTGTAAATTTATTAGAAATATACGAAAAAGGTGTGAATCTTGTAGAAGAGATTCGAGACGTTGTTCGCTTTATAAAATTACCTAAAATATTTAATTCTTTGAAATTTGATATTTATCCTAAAATGGATAGTATTTCTAAACAGCTATTAATTACATCATTAGAAGAACAATTACACACACATATTATTAATATAATAGAAAATAAATATAAACCAAGTTTGAATACTACAGAATTAACTTATTTTAATGATAATATAGATTATATTTATAAATTTATAAACTTATATATTGATAGTTTTGTTCAGACATATGTAGATATATATATAAATTATGGAGAAGTTGTAAAAATAGAATTAAGTCATTATGATTATATATTTTTCGCTTCTTATTATATGTTTATAGAAGGCAATTATTTTATAAAATAATTAAACAAAATATATTATTTAAATATTAATATTTAAATAAAATATTTAATATAAATATATAATGTCAAAAATAACAAATGCAATTGTTCAATCTTATACATCTGTATCTAATTTATGGAATGGAGAAATAGCAGAACTCAATTTATTAGAAAATAAAAAAATTCTAGAAATTGGAAATGTATTAAATGGATTATTTATAAATAAAAAAGATATAGATATTCCTAGACTAGTTGTAGTTGGCTCGCAATCCTCTGGTAAAAGTTCAGTTTTAAATTCAATTATAGGAATGGATATATTACCAACAGGTAGTAATATGGTTACAAGAGTCCCATTACAATTAGAATTAAAACAAACAAATAATAAAACGACAAAAGCTATTTTTGGTAATTACAATAATGGCACATGGAATAATATCGAAGAAATTATTTTAACGTATCCTAATATAACCAATCAGGAAAAAAATACGATATTAAAACAAGTTACAAAATTAACTATCGATAGTGCAGGTGATAGTATGAACATATCAAAAAACCCTATATTTTTAAGAATACAAGGTGAAAGTATACCAAATTTGACAATGATAGATTTACCTGGATTAACCATGGTTGCATGCACAGACAAAGGACAACCAATTGATATAAAAGATAAAATTAGAGAAATGATAGGGCAATATATTTATCCTAAAAATACTATTATTTTAGCAGTCATGCCAGCACGAACAGATATTGAAGCTGATATTGCATTAGATATTATAAAAGAATATGATTATAAAGGAGAAAGAACCTTGGGTATATTAACAAAATTGGATTTAATGAATGAAGAAACAGATATTACACATTTATTAGAAAATCGGGTATCAAAAGACTTACAACTAAAATATAATTATTATGGAATCAAAAATAGAAGTAAAAAAGAAATGACAGAATATAATTGTAGGGAAGGATTAGAATTAGAAAAAGAGTATTTTAAAAATCATAAAATATATAGTCAATCTAAATATAAATCAAAACTAGGTATCAATAGTTTATGCAACAATTTAAGTTTAATTTTAATTAATAATATTAAGCAAAGTTTTCCTAAAATAATTAGAGATATCAATGAAAAAATAGAAATAAATAATGAACTATTATTAAGATTAGGAACGGGTATACCAGAAAATAATTCGGATAAAATATCATTTATACATGATTTAATAAACAATTATACACTAAAATTTAAATATATTTTGGAGCATAAAGGAAATAGTATAAATACAGCAAGAAATATTAAGGATACATTAATAAATTTCAGGGAAAAAATTAATGAAATAGAACCATTTAATAAAAAAAATTTAAGTGAACAATATATATTAGAATCTATTAATAATTGTGAAGGTAATCATATGGTTAGTAATATTCCACCGATCGAAGTATTAGAAAAAATATTAAAAGATAAGACTAAAGAGTTTTTTTTTAAAATTTATGAACCAGCAAAAAACACTGTTGACATTGTTATGAATGAACTTGTCAGTCTAGGAGATATATTATTGGAAGATATAGGAATACTTAGAATTCCTAATACTTGTGACTTAATAAAAGAAAAAATATTAAATATGCTTTATGGATTAAATAAAAAAAGTTTAGAAGCTATAACATCCGAAATCAATTATCAAGAAAATTATATATGGACAGATAATTTAGCTTTTAAAAATTGTTTAAATAGCAAAAATCACAACTCCAACGACATAATGCGTCATTTATTAAAAAATTATTACAATGCTTTTATAGAAATTATGAGTGATACAATTCCTAAAATAATTATGTATTATATGATAAATAATTTTTTAACAATCATTTCTAAGGAATTATACTCCATAATTAAATCAAAAGATATTGATTTTTTATTAACTGAATTTGATAGTATAGCCGAAGAAAGAAATAATTTAAATATGTCTAATACAGATTTAAATAAAGCATTAGAATTAATTAAAAATATATAATTTTTTATATAACATTAATAGTAATAAAATATAAATCCAAGTATTTTTAATAATTTCGTATAATTTATTTAAATATCTAAAAGAGAAAATGATTTGAGATATAGCTATCATTTTTTTTTTCCAAAAAATATTATATGGAGGAAAACGTGCTGGAATTTCACCATATGTTTTTCTAATAAGTTTTGGTCTTTTGTAAGAAAACAATTCGAACGAATATTTACCATGATACTGACCTATACCAGAATTACCAATACCTCCAAACGGTATTGGTGAAGCCATTTGTATTAATGTATCGTTAATAATTAGTGAACCAGTTCTAAAATTATCTAAAAAATCATTATCTTTACAAAAAAGATAAGTTACCAATGGATCTGGATTGATTTCTAAAATTTTATTTATTTCTACCTTGTTTTCATAATAATATATTGGTAAAATAGGCCCAAATATTTCTGCTTTCATACATAATGAATTTAAAAATGTTTCTTTATCAGTTTTAAAATTTATTATAGTTGGTTGAATATATAAATTTTCTTTATTTATATTTCCTCCATAAATTATATTATTTTTATCATTATTAATTATATTTGTTAGTCTGTCAAATGCTTCATTATTCACTATTCTACCATAATCATTTGATAAATCGATTTTGTTTCCATAAAATTCTTTTATAGTATCAATTAATAATTTTACAAATTTATCTCCATATTTTTTATCTACTAAAAAATAGTCAGGACTGATACATGTCTGACCACAATTTACTAATTTTCCCCATACGATTCTTTTAACAAGTAATTTCATATTATATTGTTCTTCAACTATACATGGTGATTTACCACCCAATTCTAATGATATAGGTGTAAATTTTTTTGCAGCTTCTAAATATATTTGTTTACCCACATTTAAACTGCCTGTATAAAAAATGTAATCCCATTTTTTTTGTAATTCAATAGTTACATTATTTTTTCCACCAATTATAGCACAAATCGATTTATCGTTATTAAAATATTTGTCAAATAGTTTTATCATTAAATTAGATGTTACTGGAGTATATTCTTGCGCAGGAAAAACTACTAATGTTTTATTACCTGCAGAAATAGAACCAACTAATGGTTGTAAACAAAGATTAATAGGATAATTCCATGCGCCAATAATTAAAACTTTTCCTCTTGGTTTATATTCTATTTCGACTTTAGCATTACCAGTTAAAAATAAAGTTAAGTATCTAAAAGGATTGATAAAAATTTTTTCATTTATCCAATAATCAATATTATCTAAATGGTATTGAATATCATGCTGAACTTGTCTAATTTCTAAATAATAAGTTTCAAAATGATTTTTATTTAAATCTTTTTTTAAAGCACAACATATATTATCACGCTCATTTTCTAAAAGTAAATTCAGAGTTTTAAGTGTATTTTTCCGTTCATCTAAAGTTATCATTTGTATATTTTACATTTCATTTTTTTAAATTATTATCTAATAATATGTTAAATGTACATAAAAATTATATTGAAGTATATAAATGCTAAATAATATAGATAATCGTTACTTTAAAAAAAATAAAAATGGTATTTCACAATTTGAAACGATAACAGCTTATTTAGGTGGGTCTGCTTTTCAAACTGTTGTTGATAACCCTGTAACCGCATACAGACAATTAGTTCAACAATATGCAAAAGACCTTAATGGTAAAATTGTAGACCCTAAAATTGCTACACGAGAAGCCAATAAAGTTTTCTTAAAATCTCCTATAAATGCCTCATTATCAGGATTAGGACCTAGACTTATAGGTGTAGGTTTTAAACGTGTTCCTAAATTTGGATTTCTGTTAGGTATTTCATATCTTAATGGTGATAAAAATGTAGGTTTATTAGCAGCTACAGGAGCATCAATATTCTCTGCGCCATTTATAAATCCTATTAGGATGATAGAAAAACAACAAAGAGCTTATTTCAAACAAACTGGTCAAAGTAAAAGTGTGGTATCTATCTTAAAAGAATCACACGCACAAAATTATAAACCATTATTTCGTGGCACTATTCCACTTATTGGACATTCGTTAATTAGTGCTACATTAGGACTTGTAGGACAGCCTGAGTTACAAAAAGAAATTCAAAAATACATAGGAGAAAAAACAACTGTCAATTCATTTACAGCTAATTTGTTAGCATCCACTATCGTAAGTCCTATATATGTATTATTTACGAATCCTCTATCAAGATTAGAAGTGATAATGCAAACTTCTTCTATAAATAAAAAATCTATATCTGTCAATTCTGCAATTAAAGAAGTTGCCCGAGATACAAAAGAATTTGGTTTAAGAGGTATGTTTAGGGGACAAGGTGTAGGTATTTTTAAGGCAATTATATCTTTGAGCATGTTTCATCAAGGTAGGCTGTATTTAACAGATTATTTTACAGATGAATCGGAAACATATAATTAATTATTTTCAATTTTAATAATCAACAAGCATAATTTTATTTGAAAATAAGTTATTTTTGGATTAATTATATCTTTTATCGATTTTAAATACTTTGGACCCACTTTTTTAATAGCATCCTTTATTTCGTTTTCGTAGACTTCAGTGAGTCCAAAATAATCTAAATCAATATCTATATTAGATCTTTCTAATATATTTATAATGTGATTTTCAATTGTTTGAGGTTTTTTATCTACAATTTTTGAAATTTCTTTTATACTTTTTTTTTCTTTAAAATAGTTTAAAACTAAATCTTTAGTTTTAAGTTTTGGTTTCTTTTTTTCACTAAATACATTTTTATATTCAGTGATAAATTCTTTGCCATATTTTAAAACAAATTCTTCAGATATTCCATCAACTTTTAACAAATCTAATTCATTTTTTAAATTAGTAATACTTATATTTAATATAGTTTGTTCATTCATAAATACAGAAGGTATAATAACATATTTTAACGCAATTGAATTTCTAATCATCAATAGATTATTTACTATACTCTTATTATTTAAAGTCATAGGTTTAGTATTAATGTGGGCTTTAATAGGTAATAAAGTTTTTATATTTATCTTATTCACACTAATTATAAAGCCGAATTTTTTATACTGTTTTTTTAATATATCTTTATTAACAAGGATTTCTAAAATTTCTTTTATGTATTCTTTGGTTTTTGTATTTAAACCATTTTGTCTAATAATATCGACTAATTTTATAATACCTACATTAAATCCTGTTTTTTTATAATTAGTCGATATTATTTCCAAAATTTCTAAACTCTCTTTAGTTATATCTACCAATTCCTCATTGCCTTTTTCTTTTAAACAATTATCACACATATTACAATTATTGGCAATAGATTTTTTGGATTCGGATAAAAAATTACCTGTTTCAAAATAATAATCAATTAAGTTTTGTCTACATAGAATACGTTCTCCTAAGTATTTTTGTAAAATTGATAATGAATCAGTTTTAAGTTTTAGTTGTTTTGGACAAGCCGTCTTTGAAATTAAAAACATGGCAGTTGCGAAATCAGAAGAATTATAAAATAAAGTAGCTTTACTATGTAATCCGTCTCTTCCAGCTCTTCCAATTTCTTGATAATAAGTTTCGATGTCATTAGGCACTCCATAATTAATAACATGTCTAATATCTGATTTATCGATACCCATACCAAATGATATTGTTGCAATAATAACTAATATTTTATTATTAATAAATAAATTATGATTATTATTTTTTTCTATTTTTGATAAACCACCATGATAATAAGAACATTTAATACCTTTAGAAGATAATTTTTTATACAAACTTTCGCAGATTTTGCGTGTTTGCACATAAATAATAGTTGGTTCATTAAAAACACATTTATCAAATTCACTTTTTGATTTTACATGAATTTCTAAATTAGTTCGTCTTGTTCCTAACAAGTATTTGGATGCAGTATCTATATTTAATAATTTAGATATATCATTGATTACATATGGAGTTGCTGTAGCGGTTACTGCTAATAAAGGTATTTTATTAAATACTTTTTTTATAATATCAAGTTTCAAATAACTTGTTCTAAAATCATGACTCCATTGCGATACGCAGTGTGCTTCATCAATCGCAAATAATCCAATATTATTAGCAATTGATTCAAAAATTTGTATTCGTGAAATAATAAATTCTGGTGTAGTATATATTATTTTATAATTTTTATATTCATTAGCATCTAAAATACCTGTTTCAGAATTTAAACATATCGTTTTTATATTTTTAGAATTTAAATAAATACATTGGTCATTCATCAATGAAATGAGTGGAGATATAACAACTGTTATTTTTTTAGTATAAGTAGCAGGAAATTGATAAAGCAAAGATTTTCCCCCTCCTGTTGGTAAAATTGTAAATACATCTTTTTTATTAAGAATATCAGAAATTATTTCTTTTTGATATTTTCTAAAATTATTGAAACCATAAATTGATTTTAAATGGGATTCCATTTATTTATTTTAATTAATTATATAAAAATAATCAAATTCTTAAATATTAAGTTTCTTTAAATATTCTGAACATGAATGGTCTTCAGAAGCATCATATCCAAACCCTATAAATGATAATATATAATTTTTACAAAATCTCCAAAATCTCCATGGTAATATTTCATCTTTAATTTTATGGTCGTGTATCCATTGACATCCTTTAACATGTTTATATCTCCAGGCAGTAGGAAAAGATGTTACGGGATCATTTCTATTTATATATCTTAAACTTGTGTCGCAATGTTTATCAAATAAATATGCGAAATTACTACATCCTACTCTAGGACTACCAAAGGTTATACAATTTACAGATATTTGGGGATATTTGTATGAAAAAAAACAAGAGCCTAATGTAGCAAGTGCCCCTCCCAATGAATGTCCTGTGAAGATTATTTTTTTATTAACTATACGTTTATTACTTATATAATTAGTTATGTCTTCTGTTATTGATGGCAATATCTGTATAAATTGATCATTAAAACCTTCATGGACTAAAATATTTTTCTCATCACCGATTTTAAAACCGGTTCTCATAATATTTAAATCTATTAAAATATCTTTTTTGGATTCAGTGCCCCTGAAACAAATAATTAAACAGTTATTATACAACGTAGAAAAATATTGACAATCATTTTTTGTAGATTTTATTATCGGAATATTTTTACATTTATATATGACCTGGTCTTGTTTTTGACATGGCCTAGAATTATACAAGTTTTTTAACTTTTCTGTATTATTATAACACACTGAACTTAATTTACACATATCTTTTACTAATTCTAAATTTATATTCATTATAAATATGTACAGAGATTATGATGAAACTAAAATTTAATTAAGCTTAATATAAATAGGGCAATGATCACTGCCATAAATTTCTTTGCAAATAGAACCCGAATTAATAATTTTTTCATCAGCTACTAAAAAATAGTCCAGTCTCCAACCATTATCTTTTGTTCTAGCACGACTTCTATAATCCCACCATGTCCATAATTTGTCTTCAGGATATAAATATCTATGTACATCTGTATAACCTAAGCTAATTAAATTTTTAAAATTAGCCCTTTCATAATCTTTTGTTCCAGGACTATTACCTCTTTTTAAAATAGAAGCATTATAAATATCCATATTATCACTAACAACGTTTAAATCGCCACAAAATACAACTGGTTTATTATAATTATTTGCTAATAATTCTTTCATTTTAATATCCCATCCTTTTCTGTAATCGTCTTTGTCTTTAGAATTAGGAACATAAACATTAATTAAAATAAAGGTTTCAAATTCTAATATCAAAATTCTACCAAATTTATCATCATCAACAATTTTATTTTCTATACATTGAAATGGTATTTTACTTAATACCGAAACACCAGAATAGCCTAGTTTTTCAGTCGACGAATTCCAACAACTATAATTATATGGTAAAATATCGAAAATTGGATCTTCATCTTTTTTTTGACATTTAGTTTCTTGTAAACACAATATATCTGGGTCATATTTTTTAATAAGTTTAGCTAATTCACAATCTTGATTAAATTGTTTTTCTTTTATTATATTCATACTTGGACTTCTTAGTCCATTAACATTCCATGATACAATTTTCATATTTTATATAAATTATATATAAAAATTTTACAATCATATTTTAAAACTAACATGTTAATTTATAAAATTTGATTATTTATAGTTATAGTAAAAATATTAGTAATAATATGAATAAATTACTATTTTCATCAGTGTTTATCAATTTACCTAAATCTATAAATCTTACATTAAATAAAGGTGACCATATTTCAATTAAAAGGAATATTAAAAATTTAACAAGTTATAGACATCACGGTATTTATATAGGCAATGATGAAGTTATTCACTATTCAGATGAAAATATGAACCCAATAACAGCAGAGATTAAAAAAACAAGTATTAATAAATTTATAGGAAAATCAGATATTAAAACCTTAAGAATTTTATATTATGAAAAATATAATTTAAATACGATATATAGTAATAAATCTTTTGAACCTTATACAGTTGTTGCAAGAGCATATAGTAGATTAGGAGAAAAAAGCTATAATATATTAAACAATAACTGTGAACATTTTGCAAATTACTGTAAAGTTGGAATTTCAAAATCCATTCAATCAGATAATATAATAAATCGATTAATATATCTTAGAGATGGTATAGATAATATAATTAAATACGCAAAAAATTAATTTGGATTTAAAAATTGATTACAAGAGATTTTATTATTTAAAATAAAAAAATGAATACTAAGTCAGAAAATGCACCAAAAATATTGGAAGAATTTTTCCAAGATGAAATTAATTTTTATCTATCAAGAGAACATAATTTAACATTAGTGAACTTTAATATAGGGACCAAAGGCACTATTGAACAAGAGATAAATAAAGATTGGATACACACTATAACCCCTGTATTTTTTGACCCTAATTATTGTAAAATATTTTACTATTTTGACAAGGAATATGAAGCTATTGATTTTAAAAACGATTATTTGGAAACTTGGATTAAACAGATAAGAACTTATAAAACATTAGACAATGACAAATTAGCTGATTTTCGATTTAGTAAAAAATACCAAAATATAGAAACATGTATAAATGATAGATTTAATATTATTATTCATAAAGTAGGTTTTAACCTTAAATCAGATTATGATGCACATAGATTACATGAAAATATAATTAAACACAACTTAGAATTGGATGTATGTTTTAAAAGTATTCCTCAATTTAAATTTTGGAAACTTTTATATGAAATTATATACATACTAAAACTAAAACAAAATTCGACTATGTTTATTAATAATCGTGTTTGCACAAATAGTAAATTCTATATTGATGAAGCAACTCCAAAACCTAAATTTGTTAATGCCTATGTTGGATATCATTTTGAATATATTAGTGAATTAGTATATATAGTAAAACATATTGAAGATTCTATAAATAATATAGATGTTTCACCTATATTATTTAGAATAGAAGAAGAATCAAAATCTAAATTAGTAAATTTTAACCAATTGGGATATAATAAATATAGTTTAGATGGTGTATGGGTGGTTTAAATTTTAAACCAATCAACAGTATTATATGAATTACAGTTCCACATATCTAAATAAATATCCGGATTACTTATTTTTTCAGGCAGTTTACAAGTTTTAATATAATCAATTTCAGCTTTTGTAAATGCTTTATTTAATTTATATGCTAATGATACATGATAAATATATTTGTCATTTTCTAAAGTATAATCTTGTTGTATCGAATAAAAATTATCTGTTTTAGTTTGATATAAATTACCCTTAATAGTAAATTCCGGCAATTCTTTACTATTAAATTCTAAAAATTTTTTTTTTAACTGTACTGAATCTAAATTATATAATTTTGTAATATGAGCATCATATTTTTGTGTCGATAATTCATCTGAAATCGTATTTACTATATGATGTATCATAGAATTTTTATTAAATCTATACCATAAACAATTTCCAAACATAATAAAATATATAAATAATTTATTATTTAAAAATATGACTATAAAATTCAAAAAACTGAAAAATTAAAATGGAATTTATTAATAGGGCAAAAGGAACTATTATAGAAAATGAAACTGCATTATTATTTAACTTATTTCTTGTGAAACATAAAGCTAGAAAAGCAACTTTAATTGAAATCGTTAATTTAGATAAAAATTATTCTCCTCAAGATTATGTTGATATAATTAAGTCTATATACAATGAATTTTATTATACAATAGAAACTATGATAGGAGAAACAATTTGGCGTTTTTTTGCTTCAAATGAAGTTCTAGATTCTCCTAAAAAATATAAAAATAAAGATTGTTGGGTTGCAACTGTCTTAGATTTTTATTGTAAAGGTATCCCCGACCCAAATACAACCCGTTATGTTTTATACTATTCGGTTGATACTTTGCAAAACAATAATAATAATTTTTATGCTGAGTTATATAAAGAAAAAACAAATATAAAAAGTAAATTAGAAAGATTTAATACTATTTCAAAATTATTAGGGTGGAAAGTAACTGAAACAATTAATAAAATATATCCAGATTCTATATGGCTTAAATCTGTTATAAATAAAGGTAAATTAGATAATAACTCACAATGGTTAATTGATAATAGTGATAAATTACACCAATTTATAGAAGGATGGGGTATAGTATATTTCCAGTCTATTCTTATAGACGATTTACTTATCAAACATTATGATTGGTTATTATTTACAATACTAAGAATAGAATACGACCCATTTAGTATATTTTATCCTTTAACAAACAAAGATGCTGATATACTTGTATCCTTAGATAAAAAATATTTTGACCTCTCTAAAAATCCTATTGATACATTTAAAGATTTATTAATAGAAGATTTTGTTTTAGATAAACTCACTAATAATCTTTTATTAACACGATTTACATCTATATTAAACAATCTAATTACAAAATATAGAGATTTAAGTGCCTTTGTTAAAATTAAAACTAAATTAAAACTAAATTATTAAAATAAAGATAATATTTTTTTATGCAATTTTTAAAATATATTTAAAAGTATGTTTACTGTAGATAATGATGAGTATATGTGGCTTAGAATATATCTTGGAGATACTAATTGTACACTTAAAAGAGAAACATTAAATTATAAGGCTATTTACATGTATAATATAGAACCCCAATATTATAAAAATAAAAAACTCTTATTAGAAGCATTTTTAAATAAATGGCATAATTATTTTAGTAATAATCCTGAATTTAAAAAATTATATGAAGAAGCATTCACAATCACAATAGATTTATAAAAAATATATGTATAATATATATGAATATTTTAAGAAAAGTTGCTGAAGCTGAAACTGAAACAAAAAAAAATATTAGATTAATAATTAAACCTAAATGTTTGAGTGAAATCAATCTCTTAATTGATACAAAACAAGCTATGATTAAATCAAATTTTGGATTATATCATTTTAAAAGTGACCAACAATTGAATATTCAAAGAACTGAATTATATAAAAATATAAGTGTTTTAAAAAAAGACATTAAACAATTATATGTTAGTCTTAAAAATAATAATACTATTGAATTAAGATCCACAATTATGAATAAATTAAATCAGATCAAAAGATTTAAAAACGAGATTAAAAAAGAATATGATATAGTTAGAAATAAGATTATCGGTAATTTATCTCCATTAACCGAAGATTTTAAGATAAACTTAATAGAAGATTACAAATTAATTAATGGCCTTTCAGATGATTGTGTAGTTAATGTTATTACAGACGAAAAACTACTAATAGACTATAGAGACAACTTAACAACTGATCTAATTTATTTAATTAATAACCATTATAAAGATACGCAATATGATGTCAGTTTTGAAGATTTGTTTGCTGGTTCCGAATACAGACATATGTAAAAAATTGATTTTTAAAAGATAAGTATGTCAAATATAAATGAATAGTAAAATTTTATTCAGTATTGTGAGTGTAATTGGAATTATATTTATAATTTTAATATGTGTTAAAAAAAAATATAAATTATTTACCAATATTATAGATTATAAAACTGATAATAAAATTATAGAAGATGCAGAAAAGGCTCTTACTAATAATTTATTAGCGTAATTAATAAGTGATACATCCTTCTGATGCATTATGGACTAATTTTTTATATTTTTTTAAATAAGAAGTTTGAATTTTAGCATCATTATAATCAATAGTAAATGAATTTTGTAGCCGTTCTATATCTATATCTACGTTTATTTCATTCTTATTTGTATCGATTGTGATTATATCACCATTTTCAACATATCCTATTGCACCGTTTTCATAGGCTTCTGGCGTAATGTGTCCCACTAAAAATCCATCACTTCCTCCACTCCATCTACCATCTGTTAATAATGCTACATCTTTACTTAATCCAGCACCTACTAACGCCGAACTAGGCTTTAACATTTCAGACATACCTGGACCTCCTTTTGGACCTTGACCCCTAATAATAACTACGTCGCCTTTTTTTATTTTTTTATTTTCTAATGCTTTTACCATATCATCTTCATTAGAAAATATATTTGCGGGACCTTTAAAATATGTTCCCTCATTTCCAGAAATTTTACCTACAGCTCCTTCAGGGCATAAATTCCCTTTCATAATACGAATATGTCCATCTTTCTTAGTAGGATTTTGAATTGTTTTAATAACATCTTGTTTAAAATTTAATTTAGGTAAATGTAAATTTCTAATTGTTTCTTGTAAGCTTAATCCAGTCATCATATATGTGTTACCATCTAAAATATTATTATCTAATAAATATTTAGTTATCATAGGTAAACCACCTATTTTATGAATATCATTCATACTATATTTACCATATGGCTTTAAATTGCCTAAGACAGGGGTATCTTTATTTATTCTATAAAAATCATCTAATGATAAATCTATATCAAATTCATGCGCAATAGCAAGTAAATGAAGAACTGAATTTGTCGACCCACCTAATACAGTTGTGATTTTAATCGCATTTTCAAAAGAAGATTTTGTTATGACATCTTTTGGTTTGATATTTCTATCTAATATGGATAATAAATTATTTCCTATCTCTTTACATTCTAACAATTTTTCTTTACTTGCTGCTGGATTCGTTGAAGAATAGGGTAATGAGAATCCCATAATTTCTGATATAGAAGCCATAGTATTGCATGTATACATACCACTACAACTCCCACCTTTTCTATTACAACAAGATTTTAACAAGGACTCTCTTTCATTTTTGCTTATTTTATTTTCAATAAGTTCTCCATAACTTTTAAATGCAGTTACTATATCAACATCACTATTTTTATAATTTCCAGGTAACATACTTCCTCCATACAATAAAAGAGATGGTCTATTAATTCTTCCCATAGCCATCATTGATGCGGGTAAATTTTTATCGCATCCAGGAATTAATATATAACCATCATAGTGATGTGCATTAATCATAGTTTCTATTGAATCCGCAATAAGTTCTCGAGAAGGTAGACTATACGACATACCAGAATTGCCATTTGTAATACCATCTGATACACCTATAGTATTAAAATTTAATCCTACCATATCAGATTTATTAATGGATTTTTTTGTTATCGTTTGTAGATTTCCTAAATGTTTATTACAAGGATTCATATCAAATTGCATAGTTCCTATACCTACTAAATATTTGTCCATATCTCGTTGAGACATACCTACACCATATAGCATTGACCTCGCAGCACCATTTTGAATATTATTTGTTATAATTTTTGATATTTTTGATAGAGACATTTTAAAATATCAAAAATTATTATTTACAACATCATATTTATTTTCATTTCTCTAAAATAAAAACAGTAAATGAACAGTAAAACCCAATACAAAACAAACAATTAAAAAAGCGACCTCATAAAACACACTCGCTTCATAATGCCGTGATATATATATATAACTAATCCAATAACTAATAGAAAAGTTGATATAAATGGAGTATTAGGGAAAAAAATATTAACAAAATATTTAAATTAATAAATATATCATCTATTTTAAGAATGCTCCACTATAATTACAGCCTGATTGAGATACATTTATAAGTTTAGATGTATCTATTCCATTTTTGGTCATATTTTTCCTAATATGATTCAGCAATTCAGGATTCATAATTTTATCGCGGGAAAATATCCACAATCCTGAACCGTTAACTCCCAATTCTTTCGTTGTGCAAGTAGTATTTGTAATCTGTTCACTTGGTTGACCTCCAGAAACAACCGCCCAGCTATAATTGTTGGGAGAAGGACCAACTGATACTATCCAATAAGGTCCAGAAAAGATGTTAGGTAGAAAACATGGGGCAACTGCTAATTTTTCTGGTTGGGATTCATTTCGCTGTCTGGCACAAAGAACCATATCACTACCCATACTTTCTCCATTTACCTTTTTATAATTAGCATAGTTATAAACAGATATTACATTTCCTTTAAAAAATGGTGCATGAGAATTATTATCTTTATTATATGTAGCTGTAACACAGTAAAGGTCATCGTGACTCTGATAACCATTAACTTGTTGTTGCTGTATATACCAAGAATGTTTGATATATTCAGTTAAATTTACTTTTGGGTCAGTTTGAAGTTTAATTTTGGGACAAGCACTCAATACTATTGATGTTAAAAAGAGAGAAATAAACATTGTGTGTTTAAATTATATACATAATATCAAAATCAAATTATTATATAATAATAAATTATTTTTAAAATATTTTTTTAGATACAATTAAAATATTTTTTTAGATACAATTAAAATATTTTAATATTATATAATGACTGATATTCAGATAAGCCAAGAAACTTTTAAATTAAATCTTGATTTAAAATTAATTATAGACAATTTAATGGCTACAGAAAACTATTGTAATATGGAGTTAGACCAAAATCAGAAAATTACACTGCTATTTTTATTTGCGGCAACGCAGTTATACAATCAATTAGCCGATAGTGTTGATACGGAACCTATTGATATTGATACAATAAACAGTCTATCAATTCAATTAGGAGGAGTACGTGGAAAAAAACAGGGGAAACAGGGAAGACCAGGGAAACAGGGAAGACAGAGGAAACAGGGAAGACCAGGGAAACAGGGAAGGCCAGGTGCTAGTTCAAGAAATTTCAAAAGTAATCAAGTATCAAAGCGCTTAGAAAACCAACAACACGTTAGACAGTCTCCGCATTGGCAGACATTTAAATCATCAAGCCAAAAACCTTTAGACTTTAAACAAAAACAACAACATGTTACGCAGCAGTCTGACAAACGTCATAGTTCTAAATCATCTAGACAACAATCTTTAGACTTTAAACAGAAACAAGAAAAAAAAATGAAAAAAAGAAACCCATCAGGTAATAGAACTGGAAAAATAATTTCTCCTAATACTGAAATAATTAGAGATTTTGCAGTCACTAAACCCGGTTTAGATTTAAGTGACCGCCAGCAACAAAAAAAAATTCAAAGACGTATAAAAGGAACTTTAGTAAAAAAAAGAAATCATAGAAGTCAATTAGAGCAACAACGTTCAAAAAAAATATTTTTAGGAACATTGGGAAAATTGGCTGTAGGAAGTGTTTTGCTATTAACTCTTTTATCTTCTATAAGTAGTGTTGATGCTGAGGTGGCTGAAGTAGGAATGTCACTTCAAAATTTTGCTGATGTTATACATGGTAATGTAGGTTTAGGACCTTTGGCACTAAATTATTCAGAGGCACATGCTCTTGCTTACAATTGGGGTAAAGACCATTCTCTTTCTTTTTGGGACAATAATCAGAAAACTCATATAAAAGGATTCTGTGCTGCAATTTCACTGATGTCATCAGGTATGGTAACTATACCTCAATTTGGACAGTTATTAGAAAATATAGGTATTTATAATATGCAGGAAAATGCTATCGTGATGAGACCTTTAGAACTACGTCAACTGGCTTGGCAACATATGTTTCATCCAGGCGTAGAACATGGTTTAGGTCCGGTTAATCAATTAGATATTGATATTCAAGTAAATGTGTTTCAACAGAGTATATCCGATATAAATAATAGTTACGAAGGGATAAAAAAATTCCGTATAATCATTGAGGATTTTGTTGGGATAATCCAAGATAAATTAATAGATGATCGTAATTTTGCTGTAGAAAATGGTAATATTGGTGCAGATGATGTAGTTAGTGCAGTTATAATAATGCCTGGACATGCTATGACAGTTACTGTTTTGCCCTCAGGTTCTTTAGTTGTGAGAAATGCCGATATGTTACATTATGCTAATGTTAATGATTGGTTATTATATAGACCCGCGCCTGGGTTTAATTCTTTAGACCCAAGTTCTCCTCTTCATATACAAGTAATGAGTGAATGGAATTTATTAAACAAAGACGTAAATGTTATTGATAGAAATAGTCATTTTGAAAAGGATGTAAGTAATTTAGTAGAGTTGGGTTGGGAAAAAACTAAAGGGTTCTTTTCACCATCATTCAGTCCTATATTAGGAAGCACACATCCTGTAGATTCTTTAACGGATTTTTTATATCGGCATAATTTGAAGGAGATAGGTAGTGAAGATATTTTTAAAATGCAATTATGGGGAAATATAGGTGCTAAAACTGATACTATGGAAGAAAGATTACCAAAAGCATCTAATGCTAAAGTAGATATTGAACAGCAATATGGCACGATGCCTATAGCTATGTGTGGTAATCTGAAAGGAAAAGAAAGAAATAGATGTTATCGTAGTATGAAACCTATACCCAAGGTTAAAGTATTAGGTGTACAGAAAGTAGGTAAGGACAAAAAAATACAAAGAGAGGATATAAAATTAAATCCATTTGGGAAAAAACAAGATAATTCTGGTATTTTAGAACAACTACAAGAAGAGATGCAAGATTTAAAAGGACAAACTAAAGCTGTAAGAAAGGCAAAAACTGATTTCCAAGTTACAGGAGGTTTTATAGACAGTCCCTATAAATTTATAACAAATCCTTTAACAAATCGCAAAGTTAACATTACAAGTCAATTAGGTCAAAAAATATTAACTAATTATTTAAATTAACAAATACCACTACTCATATATTTGGGAATTACATATTTATATTTTGAAATTTTTTGTGGCTTTGCTATTGATTTAATTTTTTTTTTAAATGTTTGTTTTTGTATTTTAATTAAATTTTGGGATATTATATACGTTCCTCTTTCTAAATATGAATACATTTTATTAATTTATTATTTTAAATATTTAATTATTCAAATTTAAAATAAATATTTTTCATATATGATAAAAATAAATTACGTGAACATTTACAATAAATTTGAAAATAAATTTTTTTAATTTATTTTTTTTATTCATGGCGTTAAGACTAATAGAAATTGAAAAAGGAAAATTAAAATTTAATAAAGAAAATCTTAACAAGGTTTTACTAAAAATACCCAACAATCTTCCGATTAAAACTATAGGTATAGTTGGTCCATTTCGTTCAGGAAAGTCATTTCTTATGAACTTGATTTGTGATAATTTTTCTAATAATAGAAATATTCCAGAAAATAATAAAAATATTGATATAAAAAATAATTTTGTTTCAGCTTCCGGTATGAACGCAATAACAAAAGGTATAGATATACATGAGGAACCAATAATTTTAGATTTAGACGGAAAAACAACAGCTATTATATTATTAGATACACCTGGACTTTTTGATACTAATACTGACCAATATTTAACAATTACTATATTTGGTATCACTACATTAATCAGTTCATATTTAATTTATAATATTGATAAGCGCATTCAAGAAGATACTCTACAAAATTTAGCTCTTTTTGCTGAATATTCTAAATTTGCAGTAAAAGATTGCGATTTACTGCCAGAAATAAATATACTTATACGAGATTTTCAGTATTTTGATGACGATATAACAATTGACAATTTAGAAGAATATTGTAAAATATATTATCAAAGTTTAGTTAGTAAAAGAGATAATAATGAGCTAAATAATACAAGAGATATAATATCTAATTATAATATTAGTTGTAATATTCTGCCTCATCCAGGTTTAAGAATAATAAAAAATACAGATTTGAGATTTGACTTACTTGAAAATGATTTTAAAATTTTTACTAATTTTTATATTACTAATTTAAGAAACAAATTATCAAAAAATAATATCAAAGAATTAACAAAGTCTAAATATAAATTTCTTATAGAACAATATATAAACATTTTTAATAATTCTAAAGGAACTTTTCCTAGAGCTACAACTTTATTAGATGCAATATATGAATGTAATCTGAGAGAGATTAAAGAGACATGTTTAAAATTGTATCTTAGTAATATGGATAAAAATATTAATTCATCTTATTGTTTAGAAAGCACACTAAACAATTTTCACTATGTAAATTATATAATATCTATAAATTATTTTGAAAAAAATAAATTTTTAGATAAAAAAACAAGAAGTTATAAGATCATTAAAGCTAAATTATTAGAAGATTTAAATGAATATTATAATCATTATCTACATGAAAATATTAAACGAAATCCATTAAATACATTACAAAAAATTAGACCTTTATATTTACTAGGTAGTAGTCTATCTTTTCAGGCTGTCAGTAGTGCATGTTACAATACATCAAATATCTGTGTGGTATCATATTCCGCTTCAACTGTAGCTGTTTATTCTATAATACCTATAATATTATATAAATTATTAGATAACACAATACCCGATTTTCTGAAAGTAAGAAAAGATAATTTAATACAAAGCTTTTATAAAGATAAAGTTAAAAAACAGTAATTATTAGAAATCATTAAACAAGAAATGATGAAACAAATGCATAAAAGATTAGAAACAATAATCCATAAATAGATAGATAATATCTATTATGTAATCGAATAATACATTCTTTCATTTGATATTGGAATATCATATTATTAATATAATTTGTATTTATTAATGGCGTAAATTTTTGTTCATAAAAGTTATATACTTTAGTATTATGTTTTTTTAATGATTTAATATAGTCAACTCTGTTTTCCCAATGTGGTAAATCTTTTGGACAATGTATCAGTTCTTTACATAATTTTAATACATAAAACATTTTTAATGGTTCTTCATCTAATAAATCCGCAACTACAGAATAACAGCCTGCCATTCTACATACGTGAATATCATGTGAATATGTAAAAAATGTGTTTTTACTATTTATAATTTCTAATTGTTCAGTTTCTAAATCATCAATAACATCCATCCCACTCAATTCATTTCCTAAAGTTTTATCTAAATTATTGTAGTAATCTATAATATCATCATTATCTGTGCATAGATTAATAACTAAAAACACATTATAATTTTTACACAATTCTTTTAATTTATTTTCAAAACTATATCTAGAATTAGGATTCCCATCTGTTAAAATATTATAACAAATGGGTATTTGATTGTACATATCATCGTTAATAAACTCTCTTAAGCTTTTAATGAAATAATCTGTAATAATATCTAATGGTGTATTTCCCCTAATATTTTTTGTATCTAGTATTGTTTTTTTTAAAATATTTAGCTTTTCGTTAATATCGGGTTGCGTAGGGTCAATTGTGACATAATCTATATTTTCTTGCCATATATTTAAATTACTTGTTAACTTACTATTTCTTTTTGGATTAAGTAAATAATATGTTGACTTCATACCACGTTTTATATTATAATCAGCAATATATATTATTTTGTAGACCGCTTCTTCCCATCTCCAAATACCTGACTTTTTAATTAGTTTACCTGAATCTGTAAATTCAAACAATTTACCATCTGATTCAGTCATACTTAAACTATTATCAATTATATTAACAGAGTATAAAGATTTATCCAAGATTAATTCATTCTTTTTTTCTAAAGTTTCATAAAACTTAAAATAATCCAATGGAGCTGGTGGTGCACTAGGTATTGAATTTTCTACCATATAATTTAGTAAATCTCTATTAATTGTAATTGAACTTACATGATTTCTACATAAAGGGCATGTTTGTGAGTTTTGTAACCATGTTTCTATACATGGTTTACATATATTATGTCCACAAGGATTACATAACATAGGAGGATTAAGGGTATGAGAATATTTTTCAAAACATATACTACAAGTATCAGACGACATTTATTATTTTATTATAAAAAAAAATAATAATCAAATTATTAAGCTAAACCTCTATATATATATATATTTGATTATAATTTAAGATATTATTTTTTATAATAAATGGTTGGAAAAATTTACATAGCTAGTATGAATATGAGAGGTAAATGGGCAGAATCTATAGATAACAATAGTATTAAAATTAATGTAACAAGTTCTCAATCAAAAAAAAGTCAAAATCGAATAAGTTTCAGTCCAATGCAAGAAATTATAGGGGGTTATAAAGGATATTGGAATTTCGAAAGTTATTGGCAATCAGGAAAAGTGTACGAATCTATTTCACATGAAATAACAAAAAAATGGTGGAAACAATTAAAGGAGCCTAAACGTAGATATCCAAATTCAAAAGGGAAAAAGGTTTTGTATGCCCAATTTGATGATTTTAAAGATGAAAAAATGGACTATATTGTTTCACGAAAAAAAATATATATTCCAGAATATTATAATTTAATAAAAGATACAGAAAGGATTTCATTTTGGAAACAAAAATTAAAAGAGGGACATAATTTAGTTGTATATGATTTCGACGGACCTAGAACAGATATGGGTGATGTTATTTGTTTAGAATTGACATTAGAATTATTAATTGAGAAAATTAATGATACAACATATCCATTTGGTCATGGATATATTGTAGCGGCATCAATAATGAACATAATGCCTGAACAATATTTAAAATAGAAATAATTTATTTTCTAAATTTATATTATAAATGAACTATAATTTTATAATAAATCCATTATCAAATAGAAAAGTTAAAATAACAACGAAATTAGGTAAACAAATTATAAATAATTATTTAAATTATCAATTAGGAGGAATGCATGTGGCTTTAATATATTTAGGTCTTAAAAAACCTTTAGAAAAAATAGATAAAGCTACTTATGAATGGCTTTGTAATAAAAGATTAGATAAACCCAAAGGATTTTTAACATTGATAATTAATAAATTATTGGAACAAGAAGATGATATTATTGTAAAAAAAAGAATCGACAATTTTATAAAAAATATAGCGTTAATTAAAGAGATAAAAGATAGTGATTTAGACGATTCAGAAAAAAATGATAAATTAATAGAGATATTGATGATTGATGAAGAAGATTTACCTGAATTAGAAATAAAAAAAGCTGAAGAGTGCAAGGTTTGTGGATATTATAATTGTAAAAGAGGCGTTCGATGTGGTAGAAGTTATAATCCGGGTGAATAATCATCTTCTATATCAGAATCAATTAATAAATCATTAAATTCTTCATCAGTTAAAAGATTAAATTCTCTATATTCATATGTTGTGATATTTAAAAAACTGGTTAAAAATTTAATAATGTTTTGCCAAAAAATCATTATTATATTTTTTGTATAATTATATATCATATTAAATATTCAAATTTAATTCAAACTACTTAAAAATTTATATATATATATATTTATCTATGGAAAATATTATAACATATATTAAACCTAAAGAATCATGTTTTGATTTAAGTGAATCTGAAAAGATAACCTTAGTTAATTTTATTGTAAATTTATATATACAAAGTTATAAACACATGTACAAATACCCAAAAGATGGTAGAATTCAGGAAGGTATAGATTGGTTACACAATGATATATTAAAATTTATAGGTATCAAGTGGAATTTAATTAAAAATAATGATGGGGAATGTGTTAAAAAATGGGAAGAATTAAATGGCATACTTACCGAAAATAATGAACCAAATGAAGAATTAATAAAAGCCTTTTTATTAAAACTTCCAAACAAAGAAATTCATTCATTATTGGGTCATATCATTAAAATAAAAATATTAATAGATCCAGAAAAATTTTTAAAAAATATAAATTTGGATAATTGCTAATCCATTCTAACTTTCTCTATTGGACCAAATTCATTTTCATATGCTAATGTGTAGTTAGGTTGATTCATTAATTTATATTTACAACAATTTTTAGCAAATGCTTTTTGTGATTTTATGACTTTTTTGAAAAATGGGTCTTTATCACTAAACTCACTAATAACTTTATCCCAACCTTTTAATTGTAGTTTAAGGATTTCGTCTGATGTTTTATAAATATTGACTTTAAATCGATTTTGTAATTTAGATAAATCTGATGAATATCTAGTTAAACCTTTATAGTAATTTTCGGTTGAAGCTGCGGATGCCGCATATTGTAATATATATCTATGATGTTCAGGTAAACTAGACCAGACTTCTTTATTAATAGGTATTTCAAACATCTCTTGTGATTGATGAAAACTACCTAAATGATAATGTTTAGACACATCTTGCATACCAAACTGAGAATCAGATGTAGGATTATTAAATTCTGCCGCATCGATCAGCCCACTTTTCATAGCAGGTTGTATTTCACCACCAGGTAATTGTTTTACAGTTACACCCACAGCGGTTAACACATTAGTTGCTAATCCTACTGTTCTGTATTTTAATCCTTTTAATTCAGATGCTTTTGTGACATTTTTTTTAAACCATCCAAACGGCTGACTGAACATAGGAAAATGAAATAATCCATGATATTTATATCCTGTTGTTTTAACGGCTTCCTCATATAACGCACGCCCTTCACCATATTCTATCCATGCCATTAAATCTTGAGTATTCATACCATATGATGGACCTGTTCCAAATAAAGAAGCAGCAGGATTTTTACCATACCAGTATGCTGTGACCCAATGTCCCATATCTATTTGTCCTTTACTAACAGCTTCTCCTATTTCACTGGTTTTAACAAGGGCGTTTACTGGTTGAAGGTCTATTTCTAATTCACCGTTACTCATTTTTTTTACCATATTGCAGTAATCCTGAGCCATTTCAAAAAATATATTTACTCCACTAGGCCATGCCGCCTGCATTGTTAAAACTCTAATGTTTTTTCTAGAACTAGCTTGTTTATCTTCTATATTTTTTAGTCTTTTAAAAAAATCCATATATATATATAAAGAGATTAATTCTGTCGTAAATTTTAAATTCTTTAAATTTGACTTTAAATAATTTAAAATTTAAAGTTAATACAAGATGTCTAAGGCCCCGCAAACTTATAACAATACACTCAGTCCTATTGCTAAAACTAGGATTATGGCTGATAGAAATTTAGTAAAAAAAGATGAAAAAGGATATGCTGAAAGTGATATTTATTTTAGTTTTGACGAAAATCAATTAAATAACGAATTCAAGATATTAACCATTGGGTCAAGAGAAATACATAATCCATATTTTGGAGGATTTTTTATGTTTTATGGTAAATTTCCTGATCAATATCCTTTTACTCCACCACATATATTAGCAAAAACACAGGGCCTTAATACCCGTTTTCATCCAAATTATTATGTTAATGGTAAATGTTGTTTATCAATTTTGGGGACTTGGTCGGGTCCACCGTGGACAAGTTGTCAAAATTTGGGAACTACATCACAAGCATTAAAAAGTTTATTTATAGATAACCCTATAACTCAAGAACCTGGATGGGAAAATTGTTTGGAAGAAAAATCTAATATGTATAATTTTGTAATTTCTTATAGGACTTTAGAAGTGGCTGTTTTAAATATGTTAGATACGCCTCCTTTAGGATTTGAATGTTTTAAAGATAAAATGGAAAGAACATTTTTACAATTATACAATAAATATATAGAAAAATTAGAAGATTTAAAAAAATATGAAGGTAAAAGTTATAAATCACCTCTTTATGATATTAAAATAAATATAAATACATCTGAGTTAGAAAAAAGGTTTAAACTTAAATACACAGAATTAAGTAAAAAATATGATATTCAAACTGAGTCTATTAAACCTAAAAAAACTCCAATTAAACCTGTTTATAAAAGAAAAGCACCTGATGAAAAAGCTTCTTGTTTTGATGTAGGTTATAAAATGCAATCATTAAACGGTGATAAAGATTGGTGGATTGTCTATGAAACTAAAAATGGTCAAAAACGTTGGAAAAAAGTATAAAGATATAATTTATTATATAATAAATGGAAAATTTTTTTTTAAAACAATTAGAGTATAATAATAATATTTTTTTAAAAAGTATATCAATAAATTATGATATTGGTTTACACGATTTAACCAAAAAATATCCCTTTTCCAAATTAGATAAAAATATTAAAATAAAAAGTAAACCAATTAAAATATACAAATATTTATATATAGATTCTAATAACAAATATTATATAGTATTTAAAAATTTGGATCTAAAATTTAATGCAATTGTAATTAATTTATAAATTTGATTTTTTTATTATAATAATATTATATTAAATAATAAGATGAATTTTTGTCCAGATTGTAAATTTATGGTTTATACAAAATTATCTCAAGATAAAAAAACTCTAATAAATTATTGTAATAATTGTTCATGGGAAGGAGAGTATATAAATAAAAAAGATGATGGATCTATATTAGTTTATAAAAATATTTATAGTAAAGAATTTATTCCTGAAGAATACATAATTAATAAATATACAGTTCAAGACCCTACATTACCCAGAATAAATAATATTGCTTGTATCAATAAAAAATGCTTAACAAATATAGATATAAAAAAAAAGGCAATTTTTATAAAGTCTAAAAATGGCGATGAAATATCATCTGAACTTATACAAGGAATCAAAGACCTTATTGAATCTAAAGAGATTGTAGATTATACTGTATCAGAAGTAAATAAATTTTCGTTACTAATTATAATTAATATTGATTCTGATTACATTAAAGTTAACGATATTGTTAATACAAATATTGAAATCGGAAATATAGAATTAAGCATTGAAGAATATGTAAAACCAAAAAATGAAATTATATTTATTAAATATGATACTGACAATATGAAGTATTTATATCTGTGTACAAATTGTTTATCTTCTTGGAAAAATAAATAAATTTGAAATATTTTTCAATAAAAAAATATTAATATAATATTATGGATAGTGAATCTCTATTAGAAACAACAAGTAATATTGAAAGTGATTTAGATGAATCAGAAAGTTTTGATTCAGAATATTATAGTCCAAAATTTGAAATTATTTCAAAAAACGATACTTATAATAAATATTATCAAAAAAAAAAACTATTAGATTATAAGTTAACTAAGTTTGAAAAAACCAAACTTCTAGGAATCCGTGCACAGATGTTAGCTATGGGTAGTGTTGCTTTGGTTGATTTAGATAAAAATATTTCTAGTGTCAAAGATATTGCCAATATAGAATTCAAAGAAAAAAAAATACCATTATTAATAAGAAGATATTTTACTAATGGGGATTATGAAGATTGGCGTTTAGAAGAATTAATTGCTTAACATTTCCATCTTTTTCCACAATTGATACATGTAACAAATGTAGTCATTGGTTCATCAGCAGATCTGGTTTGTAATTGATAATATGTGCATTTATTTTTATGACATCTAGAACATGTGAATATATCTGTAGCCATATTCATATCAATCTCATATAAAATTTTATTTCGTTTTTCTTTTTCGTCATATATTTTTTTCCAAGTTTCGGGGAAAATTTGTAAACTATCTAAAAATGCTAAATCATCTGGTTTAAATTCCTTATTTCGAAAACGTTCAATAAAACGCTTATTTTGAATGTATGAATTGGGGTCTAAATTTGAATAAATAGATATAGCTTTCATAATATACATTTTTCTAAAAAAATTATTTTCCCATTTTTTAAGTATTTGTTTTTCATCAGCTTTACTTATAGAATTATTATAAATACCTTTTTCAATTTGTTTAGAAATATTTTTTGCATCAGCAAAATTATGTTTTTCTAATAGAATAGTTAACTTATCAATAATTTTATCACGCAAATCTGTCATTCTTTTTTTTTACATTATAATTTTAAATAATGATTTATCAAATTTATTAAATTTAATAAATATTAATCTGATAAATCAGACTCATCAGTTATCCTATCAGACATTTCAGATTCGCTAGTATAATTAGGATTTGCTTGAATGGGAGAATCATCTATAAAACTATCATTTAAATCATATTCATTATCATCATTATCGGTATCGGTATCTTCATCTCCTAAATCTTCAAATCCTCCATTAGCCTTTTCTATAAATAAATTAAATTCTGCAGTTGTGAGATTTTCTAATGTATCATTTTGTGATTTTATAACCAAAATATTCCCAAAATATAAATCTTTATCTTCAGGTGGAGGTAATTCTGTTTTATTTTCAGTGCCTGGTGAACCATCTTTCCAACCAAAAATTGATATAGTATAATTATCTAATTTCCAATCACAGAATCTTTTAATATCTCCATTTCCTTTTTTACCAATTTGAATCGCTTCGATATCTAAATTATTTATGTCTGTGTTTGAATCGATTTTAATACATTTAATTTTAGTATTTGTATTTAACAATAAACAATTAATTTTAGACATTTTATATTTAAATATTATATATATAAATATAATCAAATTAATTATGAATAATTTTAAATCAATAAATTTCAGTAAAAGATTAAATAATTCTTTAGTAATTAAACAAAAATATCCTCAAATGTTACCTATTACAATAATCGATTCTGATACTAATTTAAAATTTTTAGTATCGAAGACTATGCTTTACAATGAACTTTTATTTGTTATTAAAAAAAAAATAGGATTAGAAGAATCTATAGAATTATTAATTAATGACAAACCTATTATATTCTTAAATACGATAAATGATATATACCAAAAATATAAACATAATGATGATATATTGTATATGTCTTATTCAAAATCGTTCAGTGAAAATAAATATATAAACTTTTTTAAAAATTTGATTAAATATTATGTATTTTAAATATTTAAAATGGAAAATTTTATAGAAAAGAATATATCATCAGTAAACAAAAACAATTATATCAATATTAAATTGGGTAATAATTTAGATACTAGTATTTTTGATTATAGTATATCGAAAAAAAAAATAGATTGTTTTATTAATGAGTGTTCAAAAGAAAATATTAATTTTATAAAAGCCGATAAATTTTGTCAATATAAAGTATTGGATTGTTGTGTAGAAATAAATAATAACAAAACTAAATATGTTACATATAAGACAAAAGATTATTTAATTGATAATAAAAATTTATTTAGTATATTAATTACATTAGATAATATTGAGATAAATACTTCAAATATTGTTTCAGTATACAATTATAATAGTATTACCTGGATTCAAGAATATATTTATAATCATAATAATATTCTTACAATTGTTATAAAAGATAATTTAGAATTGGATAATGACGAGAATATTAAAAATCAATATTATAGTTTAAGCCTAAATATTAAAAAATCTAATAATAATATTTTTAAATATTTAGAAATGATAATTAATATATTTTCTGAATGTTAATTTTTACAACATTTAAATAATTTAGATATTCCTCTCTTTAAAGTTACATTAACATTTCTTGTAACATCTATTACAGTTTCTAAAACATCTTCACCTGACATGTTATACATATTTAAGACAATAGCTTTAGTAGTTTCGTCTTCTATTTCAGATATTATAGATATTCTTACTAATTCTAAAACTATTATTTTTTTTTCTTCACCAGTTAATATTTTTCTATTTAATTTTACTTTTTCAATAGTTTTCATAACAAGACAAACTGTTCTAAATATTGAATTAGAAATTTCTGCTACATCACTATCTTTATCTAATTTGTTAAATATATCTATAATACTTGTTTTTGTGCTAGTATAAACTTTTTGTAAAATAGCTTTTTGTTGTTTTGTTAAATTAGTGTCATTTAATGTTATTTCCATCGAATTTATTTCTATATTATCTGTCATATATATTATATAAATATATTTTTATATTATATATATAAAATAAATGAATAATATTTTGATATTCATTCTTATTATTTTAATTTTACATCTCTATATAAATTTAAATTTAATAGACAATTCTGATTCAAATATTTTGTATGACGACAATGACGACAATAAAAATAGTCAAATATCTGAATATAACTTAGAAAATATAGATGACTATGATATGGATGCACAAAATGAATTACTAAAGTATCTTGATACAGAAAAAAATGATGTAATATCAGATACAAGTCATTTAGTAAATAAATCTATAGATAAAGATACGATTGATAAATCATTTAATAATTTAAATACAGATATGTATACATTTGATGAAGTTCCTACGCACAGTAATCAAACAATAGAACAATTAAATAAAAAAGATAAAATTAATAATGTAATAGGTTATTATGAAAATGATAATCAATATTATAGTGTTAATTAAATTTATTGTAAGTTTTTCCTGTATTTATATCTGTATAACTTGTTATTAAACTATACGGAATATAATATTTTTTTTTTGTATCAATATTATATATCGTCGCATTTTTAATAGATTGACCACCGGATTTAACAACTATTCCATTTGGTATACCTTCAGCTTTAATTAAAAAATTAGGTTTTAATAAACTATATAAATCCCATTTCATATTTGTATAAGATTTTTTAGGTTTTCTTGTTGTGAATAAACTATGTCTGTAATCTGTTAATCCAAAAAAATTATTAGCAATACTCATAAATATGATACCATGACCGTCGATTGGATGATTTTTACCCTTATATATACCAGGTGACCCCATATTAGTTCTACTCCATTGAGAACAGAAACAACTAACTATACCATGAACTAATTCATGTTCAAATACCATTATTAATGTTTCTAATACATCTTTTGAATACAATCCACCCAAACTTACTAATTGTCCTTCAGACTCTAAATGAGCTCTCATTAAGACCTTTGGTGCTAATTCAATTTTAATATTTTTAATAGATTTAGTATGAGATGGTTTCATAAATCCAGCAGTGCTTGTGCATTTATTATTCCAACAAATATTAATTAAACATTTTTTATCACTTAGTTTTAATAAAAAATTATTAAAAAAAACTTCATCATATAAATGCAACATCAAATCAAAAAAATCTCTTTGTTTTTTATCTATACTACTAAAAAAATGTATTAATTCCTCTCTAGAATATCCAATTTTATCCAATTGTAAAAAATTTTTTAAATACAAATAAATATATTCTCTTCTTTTAATAATTTCATCAGAATCAATTTTAGTTTCAGATAAGAAACGACAAAAAGACATCACCGATACGGTTTCATCTACCAATAAACTAAATTTTTTTTCTGTAAATATTGGTTCAGGTATCTCCAAAGAAATAATTTTGGGACTTTCAAACTCTTCAGGCTCCAATGTAACAGTTAAATCTACTTCCGGTCCAAAATCAATTGAATCATGTTGCGTTCGTTGAATAACAATAGGTTCTTTTTCGGATATATTTGGTTTAACACTATTTATATCTGCGACTGGTGGTATAGGTTTAGTGACGGGGTTTTCTATTGGTTTTTTTGGAACTTTAATTTTAAATGTTTTTTTTTTAACCAACCTCAAATCTTGTGTACAACAATGACCTTTACCACAGCCTATATGATTTGTATTGTTACCTTTTGTAAAATTATTACCAGGATGTCTTTCACACATATCTTGTTCTGTTCTTTTATATTTACCATCTATTTTACCTTTTTCTTTTCTCCAAATCTTATCCTGATTTGTATAATGATACGGATACCAACTCATAGATATATATATATATATATAATAATAGATTATTATTTTTACTTTTTATTATTTTTTTCTACAGTTAATATCATATTATCTAATATAAAACGATTATTTGATTCTAATATATTATTAACATCTGATTGTTTATAAAAATCAATAAACGCAATATCTTTAATTTTACCGTTATTTTTATTAATTAAAACATTTAAACGCTTAATATCACCATATTGGCTAAATAAATTAAACAAAGATTGTTCTATATCATCTCTTGATTTATCTATAGAAAAATTTTTTACAATAAGTGAAAAAGTATTTTCTGTAACTTTTTTTAGAGTAAGCGTTGAAGGTTTATACATCTTTGGTTTATTATGAGTTTCATTAGTATTTCCAGCATAGTCTTGTTTAGGTTTATATAATGAATTTGATAAAAATGGTTTGTTATTATTTTGAATATCTTCTGTTAATTTATTATATGGCTCTATAAATACAGGTTCGCAAACTTTTGATGGTTCTGCATTTACTGCCTTTCCAAAAGGTTTCCAATTTAAATATCTATCTAAAACACCTTTTGGAGCCTTTAATTTTTTTGTAATTACGGTTCTAATTATAGGGTTATCACGATTATCTGGATTAACATAGGTAAAAATATCTTTTTTTATTAAAAAAACGTGTGGATATTGTGTATTTCTTATAAACATGTCTGGTTCATATTCTTCTAGTGGCATAAAACTACCTAAGTCCTTTGAAATAATGTTTAATTTTTCAAAATCGTATTTTGACATCTTTATCAATGAATATTTGTAATATTACAAATCAAATAAATTTGATTTATTTACTATATATTTAAGTTTGTTTAAAATAATGGAAACATCTGAGATAGATTTTTGTAATAAAACTGCATACAATATCAAAAATTTAAGATATAAATATACTATATTACAAAATTTACAAAAACAATATAAAATAGATTTATCTGATACATATACTAAATTTAATAATAAATTTATTAGTAAATTTAGTAAATTTGATTATTTAATATCATTATTAACATCAGGGACTCCGTATTTGTTATATTTGACAAAAATAAATAATGAAAACTATACGTTATTTATAGATAAAAAAATATTGGCTGGACACAAATTACCTAAGATAATTATTGTGAATTATAGATTTCATGATTCATTATATTCAAACACAATATTTGAAGGAGAACTTTTAAAAAATCAAAAAAACAATTGGTGTTTTATAATCAATGATATATTAGTTTATAAAGCAAAAACCTTGAAATTAAATCTAGTTAGTAAAATAAAATTATTATATGATATTTTAAAAACCAGTTACATTAAAGATAATAATATAGAAATTTGTCCAATATATATAAAACAATTTTTTCATCCAAAAGACTTTAAAAATTTGTATACACATTTAATAAATAAAATTAAATATAAAAGCAAAGGAATTATATTTAATCAACTAAATTATAATAATAAAGTGGTGTTTTATTTTAATAATACAAATATTAATAATAATACTAAATTTAATTTACTAAAAAATAATAATTCATATTTAAATTCAGTAGATGAAGAAAATAAATTATTAAAAGAAATTAATAAAAATAATTGTAATTTAAGCCTTAAAGAAGAAGAAGATATATTACTTGATTTACTTGATAATGTAGAAGAATCTGATTCAGTTGTTAATGACAAAAGTTTTGTCTTTGAGATAAAATTCGGTGATAAACCCAATATTTATTATTTATATTGTAATAAAAACAATAAAAAATATAGACATTCAATTGCTAGAATAGATACTTTAGAATGTGCAGCGATGTTAAATACTAATTTTAAATCTCATCATAATAATATATTTGTAATTTGTAAATATTCGATAAAATATAATAAATGGATTCCTATCGAAATTTCAAATAATAAATTTAGAGATGATTTTTTTACAATTGATGATTATATTAAAACATTTAATTAATTTTAGATTATAAAATACTTAAAATCAATCTATATTTTGTCTTAATCTTTCTATATTATAAACTCTTTTTCTCAAATTGGATGTGCTATATGAATGAATAAACCTATCATGATAATAAATTTCTATGTCTTTATCTTTTCCGGTAAAATTTTTTCCTATATAATCACTACCTAAAAATCTTATATCAGGGTTTAAATTATCTAAAATTTCTAAAAGTTGTTGTTCGCTTTCATAAATTATTATATAATCTATGTATTTTATTGACTCTAAAGAGATTTTTCTTTCATTTAAACTTAATATAGGTTTGTTTTTTTCAGGCCTATCTAGAGTAGGGTCTTTTTGCAATCCAACAATAAGGATATCACATTTAGTTTTTGCATCTTTTAGCATTAAAATATGACCTGAATGGAGTAAATCAAAACAGCTGAATGTAATTCCTATTTTTTTTTTTTTAAATAATTGTCTTAAATCATTTAATTGGGAAAAAGCTTCTATTTCCATAGTTTAAAATTTTAAAAAAAAAAAATTCATTAAACGCACACAGCATATATAGATAGTATTATTCCATTACATATAAAAATGTAATGGAATAATTGTATAATACTTATAACTATGGTTTTTATAGATTTAGGACTGACATGTCCTAATCCCAGAGTTGTAGTTATATTTAATGACTGATAAAATCTATTGAGTACTTTTTCCATATAGTATTATCGCTATGTTTTCCATACATTGACCATTCATTAGTATCATATGTAAAGATAAACAAACGTCATTATTAATAGAAAAATAATTTGATACATATATATATTGAAAATTTATATAAAAAATGTCTATTCCAAAAAAATTTATAAATATGACACATTCTGTTCAAAAAATTCTTAAAGAACAAGCTCTAAAATCTAATTGTATTCAAAAATTGGGGGCTGTAATAACTAAAGGTAGAAATAAAATAATTTGTAGGGGTCATAATGATAATATGAGAACCAGTTTTTTGAATATAATTTCACCATGTCAACATGCTGAAATGAATGTAGCTACTCAATTTTTAAATTCATTTATTAAACCTAATCAGTTAAAAGTATCTTAAGAAAAATTTAAAAAAAAAACAAAAAAAAAAAAGAAATAAATATAATTTTTCTCAATACATAGTGTGGGTTATTCGTGTTTCAAAAGATGGAAGCTTTCAAGATGCAAAACCTTGTTCTAAATGTTGTAAATTACTTTTTGAATTTGGTTTTCGTAAAATCGCCTTTTCAAATAATGATGGTGATATTGAAATCGTAAATCTTAAAAATTTTACAAATGACCATTTAAGTGCAGCGCAACGTTTAACAGAAAAATATTGTAGATATTAATAACTAATAAATTTATATAAATTTGATAACTATATTTTATTTTTATTTTTAATTAATATGACTGATAATATTAAAACAATACTATCTAATAAAGGTTATGCCTTAATCAAAACAAAATTTAATTTTAAAGATTTAAATAGAACTAAAAAAGAATTAATGGTTTTGCCTTATATAAATGAAAATTTTGGAGGAAAAGCAACAGCATTTCCTATATACTTGGAAAGCCCTAAAAAAATATATTTGCCTAAACATTATGGATTTGAAAATTTTGGTGATCCAGATAAGATTAAAATATCGTCATCTGGTAATGATATTGATTTAGAATTTAAAGGAAATTTACGCGATAAACAATTACCTGCAGTAAATAGTTTTTTAAAGTCGTGTGAACCAGGTAATTATTCTTCTAAATCAAATGGAGGTATATTGTCACTTCCTTGTGGATATGGTAAAACAATAATTGCCTTATATTTAATTTCTAAAATAAAAAAAAAAACTTTAATTATTGTTCATAAAGAATTTTTAATTAATCAATGGATTGAAAGAATAGAAAGTTTTTTACCTGATTCTAGAGTAGGAATTATTCAAGCATCTAAAATTGATGTGAAAAATAAAGATATTGTAATAGGAATGTTACAGAGTATTTCTATGAAAGAATATGACCCATGTGTTTTTGAAGATTTTGGGTTTACAATTATAGATGAGGTGCATCATATTGCCGCTGAAGTCTTTTCACGGTCACTCCCTAAAATTAATTGTAAATTTAGTTTAGGTTTATCAGCTACTCCTAAACGTAAAGATGGATTATCTAAAGTATTTCATTGGTTTTTGGGACCTATGTTATATGAAATTAAAAAAAGAGATGACTATCCTGTTGATGTTAATGTAATAATATATAATAATAATGATAGTGATTATAGTAAACATGAATTAACAGGTTATGGTAAATTATGCATGCCTAGAATGATAAATAATTTAACTAATTATGAAAGACGAACTGATTTAATTATCCATCTGATTAAACAACTTATAAAGCTGGGTAAAAAAATACTTATTCTTAGTGATAGAAGAAACCATCTTAAAACTATTTATGAAAAAGTAAACAATTTAAATATATCTACAATAGGATATTATGTTGGGGGGATGAAACAAAAAGATTTGAAATTAAGTGAAAAAAAAAATATATTATTAGGAACCTATACTATGAGTAGTGAAGGAATGGATATTCCTGATTTAGATGCAGTTGTTTTTGCATCACCTAAATCAGATATAGTTCAGTCTTTAGGTAGAATATTACGAAAAAAACACGAAACTAACCCAATAGTTTGGGATATAAAAGATAATTTTGGTCCATTTGCTAATCAATATAATAAAAGAAGGGCTTATTATAGAAAAATGAAATATCCTATAAAATTATATAATATAAATGATAATAACACTAATCCTATAACTGATATTATAGAACAATTAAATAAACCATTTGTATTGGATTCTACTAATAAAAAAAAAATAAGTTTTATTGAAGATTAATTCGTATAAAAAAAAAAATAATAATATTTATAAATTTAATGTCAAATATTAAATTGTATTTACAAAATATAAATAAGGATATTAAAACTCTTGACAATAAAATATTAATTTTAAATAATAAATTAGGTAATCATATTGATTCATCCGATAATGAAAATGAAACAAAAAAAATTGAAAATGAATTGAATTCTAATGAAAAAAAAATAGAAACTAAACTGAGTTCTATTGTAAATAAAATGGAGGAAAAATTTTCAAAATTAGAAAATGATATAAAAGATAGATTAGATTTTTTAAAAAAAAAATCTAATACAAATAAATTAGAAATAATAGAAAATGATATTGATGTTACAAATAAATATTTATTAGTTTTGAAATCTGAATTAGAACAAAAATCAAATAAGGTTGATAATATTGAATTACTGTGTGTTGAAAATAAAAATATTATTAATACAATGCAACAACAATTTAAAAGATTTATTTTATTATTAGAAGAAGATATTGATGAAGAAGTAAATAATTTAATAGGTAGATTAAAGACACAAGAGTCAAATAGTCTTGATATAAAATCTAATATAGAAAATTTAAATAATAAAATTGAAAATATTAATGTTAATAGTGATATTACTGTTATTTCAAAAGATATAAGTTCAAAATTGAAAGAGCAAGAAGATAAAACAAATAATATAAAGTCTCAATTGTATAAACGTATTGAAGAATTAGAAAAAAATAATACAGAACTTAAAGAAAAATTAAGTAATTATCTGAACAATCTAGAAAAAAGCACAAATATACAACATAAGGGTATTTCAGAAGAAAATGATTTGTTAAAAAAAAAATTAAGTGATTTAGAAATTAAATTATCTTCACTTGTCAGTAAACAATCTGAAAATGTTACTACCTCATCTACTTTAGTAGAAAAGCCTACTGTAAAAGAACAACCTGCTGCTGTAGAAGAACAACCTACTGTAGAAGAACAACCTAATGTAGAAGAACAACCTGCTGTAAAAGAACAACCTGCTGCTGTAAAAGAACAACCTGCTGCTGTAGAAGAACAACCTACTGCTGTAGAAGAACAACCTACTGCTGTAGAAGAACAACCTGCTGCTGTAGAAGAACAACCTGCTGCTGTAGAAGAACAACCTGCTGCTGTAGAAGAACAACCTAATGTAGAAGAACAACCTAATGTAGAAGAACAACCTGCTGTAGAAGAACCTACTGTCGTAGATGATTCTATAAATATAAATGACCTATAAAATTTTAATTTTAGATAATGTTTATAAATTTTCCATTATCTATAATTTCCAAAATTTCAACTCGTTCATCGGTTCTACTTTTATAACCAAAAGCACTTGACATACCAACATCAGCCATCCATAATTTTTTATTACATTTGCTGTTTATATTTTTTTTGGGTGTATGTCCTACCACCATACCACCATTATTACTTATCTTTAAAATATTTAAAGTTTTATAAAGTTTATTGCATTTTTCTTCATTAGTATCTATAGTATAATATCTATTCCAAAATAAACTATTATCATTAAAAACCAAATTTTTAATATCTTTATCTAAATTATTAATATTTTTTTTACCAAGAAATATATCACGAACAATAGAGTTTATCTGATATAATGAGTATTTTTCGATATGTTCAGGTAATAATCCAGCATGCACAAATATCCAATCACCTATTTTCATAATCCCATTTGTGTTACAAGCTAACTTAATTGCTATAGGTCCACCAGGTGAAAATAATTTTTTTCTGATTGATTTGCCACCAAAACCACGTAAATGTCCATCAGTTACATATCTAAAATCACCCAAAATGTTCATTAATTCATGATTTCCTATTAAAGAATAAACTCCACCTTTATTATTTATAGCCTGTTTGTGTAAATAATGCAAATATTCTATTATTTTTAATTCTTCCATATCATCATTTGTAGAATCAATAGATATATCACCTCTCCCACCTTTATCTAATAAATCTCCTAATTGTATAACTATTGTATCTTTGCCTATCCAATTTCCATTTTTATTAATCACTTTTGCTTTATATAATGAGTGTAACAATGAATAAAAATCTCCATGAATATCTCCTATAGCAATAATTCTACTATTTTTTTTTAATTTTATTTCAGTAGGAGGAATTTGAGAACAATTATTACTAAAGTTTGTATTTAGATAATAATCAATATTTTTAAAAATACTAGAATCAATATTAAAAATCATTTTTAATATAGTGTTAGAATTATAAATATAATATTTATAAAAATAGAAAAAAAATAATTAAAATTAGATTAAAATAATTTTTAAATATTGGTTATATTTAACGATTTACAAATATAGTTTAACATTCAGAAAACCAAACGGCTCCCTTAGACACTAGATAATCTACATTATCCTTAGAAGTAAACCAACAATGGATACCTGCATTCCAATAAATTGGCTTTTCAACAGATAGGTCTGATTCCAGTTTTCCTTGAAAACTATTTTGAGGAACAACTTTTAAGCCTTCTTTATAGAGTTTAAGATAGGTATTACTGAAATCAAGACTTTCAGAACTGTTTTCCGATTGGATTGAAGAAAACCAGACAGCACCTTTAGAAACTAGGTAATCTACATTATCCTTAGAAGTAAACCAACAATGTTTACCTGCATTCCAGTAAATTGGCTTTTCTACAGATAGGTCTGATTCCAGTTTTCCTTGAAAACTATTTTGAGGAACAACTTTTAAGCCTTGTTTATAGAGTTTAAGATAGGTGTTAGTGAAATCTAGACTTTCAGAACTGTTTTCCGATTGGATTGAAGAAAACCAGACAGCACCTTTAGAAACTAGGTAATCTACATTATCCTTAGAAGTAAACCAACAATGTTTACCTGCATTCCAGTAAATTGGCTTTTCTACAGATAGGTCTGATTCCAGTTTTCCTTGAAAACTATTTTGAGGAACAACTTTTAAGCCTTCTTTATAGAGTTTAAGATAAGAATTACTGAAATCAAAACTTTCAGAACTGTTTTCCGATTGGATTGAAGAAAACCAGACAGCACCTTTACTAACTAGGTAATCTACATTATCCTTAGAAGTAAACCAACAATGTTTACCTGCATTCCAATAAATTGGCTTTTCAACAGATAGGTCTGATTCTAGATTGCCTTGAAAACCATCTTGGGGAACAACTTTTAGACCTTCTTTATAGAGTTTAAGATATGTATTACTAAAATCTAGACTGACAAGGCCATCTCCAGATTTGATTGAAGAAAACCAAACAGCACCTTTACTAACTAGGTAATCTATATTATCCCCAGAAGTAAACCAACAATGTTTACCTGCATTCCAGTAAATTGGCTTTTCAACTGATAGGTCTGATTCCAGTTTTCCTTGAAAATCAGTATGGGGAACAACTTTTAGGCCTTCTTTATAGAGTTTAAGATAAGTGTTAGTGAAATCTAGACTTTCAGAACTGTTTTCCGATTGGATTGAAGAAAACCAGACAGCACCTTTACTAACTAGGTAATCTACATTATCCTTAGAAGTAAACCAACAATGTTTACCTGCATTCCAATAAATTGGCTTTTCTGTTGTTAAGTCAGAAGTATAATTATGAGTTTTTTTAGATGGAAGAATTTTCAAACCATTTTTATAGTTTTTAATACTTGAATTACAAAATTTATTAGTATTTGATTTTTTGGAGTAGGTCATTTTATATATATTTAATTTACAAATTTATTTAAGAATCAAATTTAAAATTAATTGAAATAATTTTCTAAGAGTATTTATAATGGTAAGCACAGTAGAGAATTTAGGAAAAAATGTATTAAGTGAAATAGACACAATTTTAACTAGAGGTTTAAATAATAATTATATTAATTTATGTCTTAAAATTTTATTGGGTATGTATGCTGCATTAGTTGCCCCTAAATTACCACCTGCTTTCGCTAACTTAATGGATAATACTTTGATTAGAATAATAGTTGCTTTTACAATTGTATTTATGGCAACAAGAGATTCTGGCATTGCATTACTTATTTCACTGGCATTTATAATGACATTACAAACAGCAAATAAATTTAGACTATATAATACATCATTAAGTAGGTCATTACCTAATGAAACATCATGGCTACCTAGTTCAAAACAAGAAGAGGAAGTAAGTTTGGCTGATAGTGAACCAAGTGAAAATTTGAATAATGTTGTTGAAAATTTAGAAGGTAGTAACATCAATGAAACTATAGAAGGTAGTCCTTTAAATACAGATTTTACAGATAGTAATCAATTTAATTCTGCGCAAAGCAATAATTTGGGATTAGAACAAAGTGACAATTGTGTAAAAAGCTTCAATAATCAACATTGTATACAAGGTTTAGAAGAGAATAATCCAGACGGTTATTAAATAACATATTTAATATATTCATCATTAAGATTTTTACTGTTATATATTTTCTCTAATTTATTACTTATTATTTTTTTTTTTAATATATTTTTGTTAAGAGAATCTGAATATTCTTCTAAATATTCTAACAGTATATTTAATATATTTTTATTCTTATCCATTTATATATATATATATATATATAAATTTGAATATATAACTTTATTTAAAAAATATTTTAATAAATGGAAAATAAAATTTTAGTAATAGTAGAATCTAGTGCTAAATGCAATAAAATTCAAGGTTATTTAGGAAAAAACTATATTGTCAAAGCTTCTATGGGACATATTAAAAATATAGATAAAAAATTGGGATTAAAGGCGGTTGACTTGAATAATAATTATAAAACAAAATACAAAGTTATTGATGAAAAAAAAAAATATTTAGTAGAACTTAAAAGGGTTTCAAAAAAAGTGAAAGAAGTAATTATTGCTTCTGACTTAGATAGAGAAGGGGAAGCAATTGGATACCATTTAATTCAGGAACTTAAATTAAATATAAAAGATACAAAAAGAATTATTTTTAATGAAATCAGTAAAAAAGCTATTACAGATTCAATTAAAAATCCTAAAAATTTAGATATAAATATGGTAAATTCTCAAATGACAAGACAAATATTAGACTATTTAATTGGATTTACAATATCACCATTACTATGGAAATTTTATAAAAATAATTTATCTGCAGGTAGATGTCAGTCTACATGTTTACATTTATTAAATGAAAAAGAAAAAATCATAAATGATTATAAAGCTGAATCCTTTTATGTATTAAATGGCGATTTTATATGCAATAAAAATAAATTAGTAGCTTCTTTGGATAATAAATTTAGTCAGCTTGAGTCTTTAGATTTGTTAAATGATTTTAAAGATGCAGAATTCAAAATATATTCTATAAATAAAAAACAAAGTTCCAAAAGTCCACCTGCACCTTATGTAACTACAACAATTCAACAAGATGCCAGTAATTTATTTAATATGCCTCCTAAAATTACAATGAAATATTTACAGGAAATGTATGAAAAAGGTTTAACTACATATATGCGAACAGATTCTATTGTTATAAGTGAAACATGTTCAGAAACAATAAAAGAATTTATTGTTTCTAAGTATGGAAACCAATATTATAAAAAAAATATTTACAAAAATAAAGTCCAAAATGCTCAAGAAGCCCATGAATGTATCAGACCTGTAGATATAAATTTAATTAAATTAGATGATAGTTATGACGAAAGTATAAAAAAACTATATAATATTGTGTGGAAAAGAACTGTTGCATCACACATGAAAGATTTAAAAACCAAACTTTATAATATCAATATTAAAAATAATTTAAATGCTGCAATTTTTGTATCTAAATTAGAAACTCCTGTATTTTTGGGTTATAAAAAAATATATAATGAAGTTTCAAAAGATGATTCAAAAATTGTAAATTCTTTAAAACAAGATGATGTTATCCAATACGATACTATAATCTGTTATGAAAAATATTCTAATAATATTCCAAGATATACTGAAGCTAGTTTAATCAAAGCCCTAGAAAAGAAAGGTATTGGTAGACCTTCTACATATTCAAATATTATTGATGTATTATTTAAACGTGAATATATTGAAAAAAAAACTGAAATAGGTAAAATTATAAAAGTAGATAAATTTATTTTGGATAACGATAAGATTATACAAAAAAAAAAAGTCGATTATACTTTAAACAAACAAGTAAATAAATTATTTATTACGGATTTAGGTATTTTAGTAGATACTTTTATGGCAAAACACTTTACAAATATAATTAATTATGAATTTACAAAAGATTTAGAACATAATCTTGATGAAGTAGCTTTAGGAAATAAAAATTATATAGATGTAATTGATAAATTATACAAAGCTCTTACTCCAAGTATTAATAAATTAAAAAATACAAAAAGTGAAAAAGATAAACTATGGAATTCTGAAAATAAAAAAAAACTAATAGGAGTAAATTGTACTAATAAAATAGATATATATTATTATAAATCAAAATATAATAATGTTATTCAACAAGGAGATAAAATTATAGGATTGCATGATAAGAAAGATATAAATTCTATTGACCTAAATATTTGTATAGATTTATTTGGTTTACCAAAAAATATTGGTAAATACAATAATAATGAAATAATATTATGTTATGGGTCTTATGGATTTTATATTAAATATAAAAACAAAAATTATGGATTTAAAAGGGACTCGTTAGATATAAGTTTGATAACTTTAAAAGATTGTATTGATTTAATTAATAATTCCAGCAAAAAGTTAATAAAAAAAATTTCTGAGAAAATATTTATTTATGAAGGTAAATATGGACCTTATATAATTAAGTATATTAAAAATAAGAAACCTAAAATTGTATCAATTTCTAATCATGATTTAGAGTCAATTGATAATTTAACATATGAGGACTGTAATAAAATATTACAGCAAAGTAAAAAAAAATAAATTATTTAAAGTTTGATTATAAATATTAATTTATAATGAATATAAGTAATAAAGAGTTATTATCAAAAACAATAAAACAAGATATTTTAATGGAATCATTGAATAAATTTTACACTGATAAAAGTAATTTAAAGACTTTTTTAAATGTTTTAGATACTAAAAAAGGTTTATCACTAAGGATAATTGATTGGTATGTTACAAATTATTCAAAAAAAAACAATTGTAATTATATTATTTGTAAAAATAATAAAAAGATTAAATTTAATGTTTATATAAATTATAAATTACAATTAAAAGGTTATTCTAAAAAACAGTTTGATCCTTTTTGTAGAAGAGAACGCATAAAATTTTTTTATAATAATAGTAAAGATTTTATTATAACTACTGTAGGTCAATTGAATTTTTTTAGATGGGCTATTGAGAATGAGATAATTGATAAAATAAAAGATAATAATGAGAATATTGAAAAAGATATGAATAATAGTTACAGAGATAGTATAAAAAATAATTCTAAACGTAAAGAATTATCTATATGTGCAACTAAAAAATTGACTCGTGAAAATGTAAGAATAATTGTTAAATTCGACTAAATTAAATCTAGTATTTAATCTAAATAGTATTATATAAATAAAATTTAATGAAAGAACCAGATTCGTTTTTTTTTTGTGCTGGAGGATGGGGAGCTAGTTTTTATATAGGTGTCGTAAAAGCTATATATGAAAGATGGGGAAAAGAGTATTGTAGTAAATGTAAATATGGTGGTAACTCGGCAGGTTCTATAATTGCCTTAGCTATGGCATTAAATTATGATTTTAATTATATAGAAACGTTATGGCTTAAAATTATAAACAAATCACAAAACGATATATTTCTAAGAAATGTTTCAGGTTATCAAAATGAAATAATCGATGGATTGTTAAAAAAAGATGATTATTTAAAACTAAATGGAAGATTATTTATAGGTGTAACAAATTTTAAAAGTAAATATACAATTATTTCTCATTGGAATAATAATAATGAACTAAAAAAGACCTTATTTGGGTCAATGTATATTCCATTTTATTCAAAAAAAATAAAAATAAAAAAAAAGCCAGTTTTAGACGGCGCATTTTCAAGAAATTATCATAAAATTAATGATAGAACATTAATTATATCTGTATCTAAATATGCTGGAGGACATATTTTATCGGAACCTAATTTTACACTTAAAGAATTATCTATTTCTCCTAAATTAGTAGATTATTATAAATATAGAGACCGTGGTTATAATTCGTTGTTAAATTGGAATCAAAAATACAAAGAATTACCCGTAAAAAAATATAAAGATGTTCATTTAAATATTTTATGGAAACTTGCATATATGCATGATATTAAATTTTTTAGTCAATTAACTTTAGGTGTTTTTATATTACGTAAACTTATAAATAAATAAATTTGAAATTATAATTAAATTTATTTATTTCAAATAATCAATGAATGGAATTAACTATTTAATAAATCTAAAAAAAAAGGATGCTATATTTATAAGGGATTTTAAAAAATATAATATATATGACACATTGTTTTTATTATCTGAAGATTTTTGTAAAAAAAAATTCAATAATTTAGTTTTTAACGATAGTAATTTTTTTGAAAATCTATTTGGAATTGATTACGAAGAAATTTTAACAGTGCATTCATGTAAATATATACCAATAATATTGAAAAATATCATGATAGCTATCAATTCGTTAAATTTAAATATACGGTTTGAAACTTATGACGAACTACTAAAAAACACAAATTTTACCGAACTAATCTATAAATATGCATGGAATTCGGAAGATTATTCGGAAACATTTATAGGATTATTAATAGATTCTTTAGATATTAATAATATTGATATAGAACTTACTAATTATTTAATTAAAGTATTTGAAAAGTTATATTATTTAGATAAAACAAAATTTCACATTTGGTTTAAAAATTTATTAGAAAAACATAAAGACTATTCTAAAACAAATATAATTGTTAATAATAATTTAATAAATCATAAAGTCTTAACTTTTTTAAATAAAATTAGCTTAGTCTTTTTACAGTTATTTAATCATAAATTTAATGGAGAATATAAAATAATAGATAATGGCATTTTTAACATAGATTTAGAAAATAAAAATTTACAAAATTTATCGTTTTCTAATATTTTATATATATTTATTATAAAATTTTGTGAAATTTCTATTATTCCCACAATTTTAAAAATAAATTATACTAAATCTCAACTGTTAAATTTAACAGATTTGTACAATATTGAGAGTGACTCAGTCAGATGGAAAACATCTATTATAGGAATGAAAGAATTATTTTTAAAAACTATGAAAAAAAAAATAGATACATATACAGAACAATTAAAACTATATCAAAATAGTGTTAATAGAGATTTTTTATCATATTTTCTAAATAATTTTAATATTATCTTCAAGACACTAAATTATTTTGATAATAATGCAATTAAATACCCAAAGAATATTAATAGTAATATAGATATTATTTATAGATATTGTATTGATATTGATTTCTCTATAAATAGAGAACAAGAGATTTACGAGTCTTCAATTAACTATTGTTTAAAAATTTTAAAAAACAAGAAATTTGAATATAATCTAAAATCAACAGTTTTATATTTGCTTGAAAAAAATTTCGATATATTATTAATTGATTCAAAAGAATTATTGAATGTTTTAGAAGATGTATATATGCTATTTGAAAAAAATAACGATATAGAAGACTATTATAAAGCCGAATTAACTGATGTAATTAATAAAATATACTTTAAATTAAATAGTGGTAATAAAATAGTATTGAATACTAATACTATTAATATTTTACTTACATTTTCAAGTTCATGTTTCGATGATTTAATATTAACTATATCTAATATAAATATTTACAATAATTACAATATTTACAGTAACAATAATACAACAATATTTAATAATGAAGAAAAACGATATTATGATATTATACAACTAAATAAATTAGTTTTAAAATTTAATCAGTGTATTAATTTAATTAGAAATTTATTAGATAATAATTCCTCATCTTTTATAGATGATATAAATTGCGGTAAATTAGTTTCCTTGATAAATCATTGGCTAATACAATTAGATAAAAAGATAGAAATTAAAAATTTTGATTTTAAAAAATACCTAACTACGACGGATTATTTTTCATGGAAATTTGTTAGTGACTTTTTATATTTAGTATATCTAAAATATTATAAGAATGAGAATTTTATTAAAAATATTAGAACTGATGTTACACAGCATGAAGACTATTTAAATATTTTAGAAAAAATGTTATCTAAAAATAATGATATATATATATATATTTATGATAAACTTCGAAATTCTGTAAATAATTTTAGTATAAAAGATATTCCTTTAGAATTTTGTGATCCAATATTATATACTCCTATTGAGAATCCGATTATTTTACCTGAATCAAAGGTAATAATAGATAAAAACACTATAATTAATTACTTAATACATGATAGTATTGACCCATTTAATAGAACCCCTTTAACGATAGAACAAGTTGAAGAATATAATAATAAAGAAGAAATAATTTTTAAAATAAAAGATTTTGTAAAAAAATTTAATAATTGGAAAAAAACCAATTCTAGTTAAAATTATATAAAAATGTATATTTATATATAGTATATATACTTAATGGAGAGAATTTTTTTTTCACGCAATAATTATGATTTGATTTTTACTATATTACAAAAAAAAATTTTTACTACTTACAAATATAACATCCAAGATAAACCAATAAGTAAAAATATATTTGTAATTATGAAACAAACTTATTATAATAGAAACAATTTAGGAATTGATTTTAATAATCTAAATAATAAAGAAGCATCTATAGAAATTACAAAAAAAGTTTTAACGTCTGCTTATATAAACTTAGAAAATGAAATTAAAAATATATCAAATACAAATTATAATAGTAATAACTTAAATTTAAAAAAAAAAAATGTTATTGATAATAGACCAAAACCTGCAGATGTAATTAATAAAAATGATGTTAATAAACTATATGAAAATATGCAGAATTTAAGATACAATCCAATTATAAATAAAAAAGTTGATATAGATTTTACAGAAAAGGTTGAAGACGGGAATGAAGAATCTGTTAATAAAAAATATGAACAATTATTAAATTCTAGATTAGGAGAAGAAAATAATACTAATGCAAAAGAACCTTTAAATAATCAATTTTCAACTTTACAACATGATAATATTATTAATGAAATGAAAAATACGGCTGACTTTAAAGAGAATAGTTTAGCTAATCAATTTTCTAACAATGAATACAGTAATTTTAATGCAGATTCACATTCAAGTTCTGATAATAGAATCCCTAATAACAGAATCCCTAATAATACAATCTCTGATAATAGAATTCATGATAATACAATCTCTGATAACAAAATCCATGATAACACAATCTCCGATAACACAATCTCTGATAATAGAATTCATGATAATAAAATCCCTGATAATACAATAAATAGGCAATTTCAAAATAATAATGAATTTTTAGGGGATTCATATCTAAATAATAATTTGCAAAATAATCAACATTTTAGTAGTCAATTTACTGGAACAAACAATATACCAATTAATAATCAATTAGATAATAGTAATGAATTATCTAATAATCAATTTCATAATTTAGAAAATGGAAAAATTAAAATGGATATTACTAATTTGGAAATAGAAAATAATAATAAAAATGATATGTTTAAAAATTTAAATATAGATAATTCAGTTAATAAATTAACTGCTCCAATAAATACAAATAACTACAATTCAGATATTTTAGAAAATCGAGTATACGAACCTACTGAATTAGATAATATATATAATCAACAAATACAAAATAAGCATCTGCAATTAAAAAATATAAATAAAGTTAATAATTTAATAATAAATAGTTTAGATAGAGATTGGTCAGGTATTATATCTAAAGATGATATTCTAGAAGGTATATCTAAGAAAAGATATGAATATAAAATAAATTTTTTACCTGATATAGATAAAATTATAAAAATACCTATTTCCGAAAACAATGAATTTATTGCTAGAGATTATAACGATATATCAGATAAAATAAAAATTATTAAAGGTATTAAAGACAAGAATATAGATGGATTTAATTATAAAGGTAAAGAATATCTTGGATATGATAAAAATAAAGATAAGGGTAAAGTAATTGACTATGAAATTAATGTAATAAAAGGTTCAAATAATGACATAAGTATTGATAGAAGATTTAAAAATATAGTTTCTGTTAAATTAAAAAGATTAATATTACCTAATTTTGATGAATATATAATGATAGATAATAAAAATGATGTATCGATAGGAGCCAAAATAGAACCTTATTTATTCCTAGATATAGAAGAATTAAATTCAAATCTTATTGTTACTAATAAGTTTAAAAAAAATTTATTTTGTAAAATTCATTACGATAAAGAATATAATTATAATGAATCCATTATAGGAACTAGAGCACCCAGCACGAGAGGCTGGATTTATTATAAAAATGATGATAATGATAAAACATTATTCCCAAATGTATTAACTGAACTTAATAATTTAAATATAAGATTATTAAGACCTAATGGAGAATTATATTCATCTGTTAAGGATGATATACAAATTATATGTATAAAGCACAATCCTTTAGACCCTTCTATATTAACTGTTCAATTAAATAAATATGTGCCAAACTACTATTTTAAACATGGTGATAGAATAAGTGTTAAAAATTTTATTGCTGACAAAAGTAAAAATTTAGAAGAAATAAAAACATATTTAGAAAAGGGAAGTTATATTATAGAAAAACAAAATACTGATTTAAAAGATATTAGAACAGTAAATCGTATTATAATTTCTAATAAATTTTTAGAAATCGACAACAGTGGAAACAATAAATATCTCCAAGTAGATGAAATTATTCATTGTAAAGGATTTATAATTAACGAAAATTTACAACATTCTATTATACTTGAAATAATAACTCAGGAGGCACAATAACATTTATTTTTTTTTTTTACCAAACTTTGATACTTTTATTTTTTTACTTTCAGTTTTTTCTTGTGATGGTTTTTCTAAAGATGATGCTGATAGCCCTTCTTTTTTAATAAAAGATTTTTGACTTTCTAAAGTTTCAAACATCTCTGGAGTTCCAACTTTACATTCTAAACATAATTTAATATTTGTTAAGTATTCTTTTTTACAAATTATACAAGTCCATTTTTTTAATAGAGTGCTTTTACTCTGTTTTCTCACTAATTCACTCCATTTAATTCTATCTGATACATTTGTTGGAGGAATACTATTATCTAATTTTGAAATTATATCTTCAATTGATATATAGTGCTCTATCTGTCTTTTAAATTCTTCGGTAAATACTGTTTTAAAGCTCATACCTGATTTAATAATTTTACCTATTTTATTTTTTGTGTTTAGATTATGTTGACTATTACTATAATCTAAATTGTAATAAACATAATAATCATAAATATCTATACTATCGCCATCTGTTTTAATATTTTCTTCAATAGTAGTCTTATCTATAGGTAAAAACACTATATAATGTAGAAATTTATTTCCTTGCAATTTTACTTTTAAAATTCTTATTGTATGAACAATTTTTTCTAATGTATCTTCAGTCAATATACCTTCTTCATAAATCAATGGACTTTTTAAATCAAAATTGTAAATATCTGTGGGGTTATTTGATGGAATTGTATTAAAACACTTTACTTTTGTAGATAATGTCTCGTCGGATAATAAGTTTGCTTGTTTATTAAATTCACAATCAATGGCAACTTCCTTCATTAAATTTAAAAAATCGTCCAATATTTTAACTTTTTTATTTGCTATATCTTGTAAACTCTCATCTGATGTTTTTTTATTATCTAAATCATTTATTTCTTGTGATAAAGTTCTCCTTATAGATATCATTGCATCAGATAATGACTCTGATGATGCATCAGACATAATAATTTCTTGTAGTTGTTCAGAAATACCTTTTTTATCTAATTCTTCTTTTGTTAATGTTTTTAAATATTCTAAATATCCAGAATTATCATCTTTCCAAGTTCCATCTAATTGTTCATCAGAGAATTTTATAACATAGTTAAAAACTTTAACATTTTGTTGATCTTCTGGTAAATTTATATGTGAACGAATTCTTCTGGCTCTACCTATGACTTGTTTGATTCTAACATTATTCCAATAGGGTTCTAATATATGAACTTGTCTTACATTCATTAGTGATATACCTTCGGAACCAGAAGATGTAGTTAATAAAATTAAACACTTTTGTCCAAATATATTATCTATATTATTAAATAATTTTAATGTTGAACTTCTTTGTTCTACTGATTCAGAACCTGTCCATAAAGCGTAAAAACACTTATATATTTCATTACTTTTCATTTTTTTAGGTTCATCTTTTAATCTATACTCATCTAATTCATCATTTATTTCTACAACAGTTGATGTTTTCCATATAGTTTTATCTGGATTAATTGAATATCTAACCTTATCACCTGCTCTAATAGTTTCGTCTTTTATTATTGTTTCGGGTGAATCTGGGTCTATTTCTAATTTACTATATCCATTGAAATCTAATATTTTAATAAATACTCCTATACCCTCTGCATTTCTAAATTGTGAATAACAAAATACTAATCCTGGAGTTTTAGCTATGTTTTTTAATGTTTTCTCATATTTAGGAGATAATTTATCTAAAGTTATAATTTCTGATGACACTTTACTATAATCATCCATTAACATTAAATTTTCAGGCTTTAAATTATCTAAAGCTTTATCAATAGCCTCAAGATATGTTATACTTTCTTCATCATATGTTTCATCACTATCTAAAAAATAATCACTTCTTGTAGAACATATATATTTAAGCTTTTGTTCAAATGTTACCACATCTTCTGGATATGAAGTTAAGGGATTATTAAGGATTTCTTCATTGAAAAATGTAGTATTCATTTCAGATATTTTTTCAATAAATTCATTAATAGTAATTGAATATTCAGGATTTTCATCTATATTACAATATTGTCTCAGCAATTCTCGAACATCTTCTTTAGTTATATCTTCTTCTGTAAATTCTAATTTTTTAGTTGGTTTTTTTCTATATTGACCAGCTTTAGGTCTCTTAATATTTGCAGGAAATACAAATAAACTAGATTGTCTTGATAATACTCTAAATAGATTTGTTGTTTTAGATTCAACTTGATTTTTAATTTCACCTCTTTGGTCACCTTTTGAATAATTAGGTTTCTCTAATTCTCTTTCAATTTTACGAGAATTAGCATATCTAGAAAATTGATAATCAGACATTACAACTTCAACTTCATCTGATGAAGTTTCTTCAATAGTAGGAAAATTATTAAATCCACTTTTTTCGTCGATACCTCCTATCTCATTAAAAAAAGAAATTAATCCAACTATTTTTTTCTTAAATATAGTTTTTTTATCAGCTAAAACACCTATGTTATCATAATCTATATATTGTTCATTAAATGTTTCTTCACTTAATTCTCTATATATTGAACCTGGTGCAAAATATGAATTCTTAATACTATTTGTATTAAGCATATCTGGGAAGACATTAAAATTTTTTTTTTCAACATTACCCTGTTGAAAATATGAGTTTTCTTCTAATTTAGAACAAATTATTTGAATAAATTCTTGTTCAGAAATATTATTTTTCTTATCTTTTGTTACTCCAGTATTTACAATGTTTCCTGATTTTTCTGTATCTAATACCGAAATAAAGCCATGTGGGTTTCTTGTAAAACTTATTGTCTGGGTTTTTTTTGAAATTGTAATTCTATTTACTAATAAAGTATTAATTAGTATATTTTCAATAATACTATCATTCCAAACACCTTCTTTAATTTCTAATTTGATAGTGTATACTTTCGTGTAACCTCTTAAAATATTAAAAAGTAAACTTAATTCGTAAGCATAATTAATTACTGGAGTCCCTGATAATGCTATTATTTTACAATTATTAGCTCTTACTAAAAGTTCATAAACAATTGGTCCATTTATACCAGAACCTGTCATCATGGATACAAGATTGTGAACTTCGTCTATAATGATAACTTTGTCATCAAATGGATTTTTAATTTTATTATCTGGATTATACATATATTCTAGTAATTTATATCTTAATTTTTTATTTGTTCTTTTATTAATTTCGCTATCAGCTATATCCTCTCCTAATGCATTTATTTTTATATTAATATAACTGATTTCACCATATAGAGTTTTAAATATATGTGTTATGAGAGGAGCTCCCATATTATAATGAATAAATGTGTATCTATAATTATAACATAATTCTGTCTGCTTTTTAATTACATCTTTTGATATTGGTGGTAAAGAATTAAAATTGGGTGTAGCTTTAGTCATATCTATCATCCATATTCCTTTATTATTATTTAATTTCAATAAATCAATTAATAGATTTTTTTCTATATTTTTAGATGTAAATAGTTTATATATATTTTCATTTTTAGTATCATCTTTATCTAAATTAATAGGAATAAAACACCAATAAGCATTCGTTTGATATGATATATTACCAAAAGTATTAATTTCATCTTCATAATTTTTCCTTATAGATTTAGGTAACATAACAACAATTTTTCTATTAGCATACCCCTCAGCTGTCATAATACTAGCCCCAGTTTTACCTGAACCCAGACCATGATATAATAAGAGAGAACGATATGGTGTGTTATCATTTAAATAATCAGATACTAATTTTTGTTGGTCAAAAGGATTTATATCTGTTTTAACACCTTTTATATATTTTGTTATTGATTTTCTAGGATTTTTAACTTTAGATTCAAATTCTTTTCTAAAAAATTGAGGAAAAATTCGCTTATCTGATAATGTCCATGCATCTAATTCAACTCTATCTTTGTAACTTTCATCAAATAATGATGCATTACAATCATCTAATTTAGATTTAATAGATGTAACTTTTAATTCGACTGTAGCTGATTCCCCTATTGGTTTAGAACCTGATTCAGTTGTAGCTGATTCCCCTATTGGTTTAGAACCTGATTCAGTTGTAGTTGATTCCCCTATTGGTTTAGAACCTGATTCAGTTGTAGCTGATTCCCCTTCTTGTTTAGATTTTTTTACAGTAAATTTTTTTTTTTTAATAGTAAATTTTTTTTTAGGTTGTGAATCGGACATATATATATTATAAAAAGAAAATAAGAATATATAAAAACTTTATTAATTAATTAATATTATCATCTTCTATCTCATCAAAAAATTTTAATGCATTTAATGAGGCCAATTGTTCTGCTTCTTTTTTTGATTTACCTGTTCCTCTTGCTAGAATATTACCATCTTTATCTAGAACACCCATAGTAAATATACGTTTGTGAGGGGGTCCATCAATATTTAATTCTAAATATTTAGGTGTAATTTTAAACTCTTTTTGATAATATTGAAGTAAAACTTCCTTATAATTTTCCTCATTTAATACCAATTCTTCAAAATCTATACAATTTTCTATAAGATTTTCTATAAAACCATTTACAATTTGCCATCCTGGACCTGATAGTCTAAATTTTTCTAAATCTTTCATTTTTTTACTATAATATGTATCAGTTTTATTTTGGTCTAAAAATATAGCACATATAAAAGCTTCCATAACATCTTCCAAAATTCTTTTATTGTTACGTCCTATCATTGTTTTTTCTTCAATATGTTTTGATATAATTAGTAGGTTTGGAAAACCCAAAAACTCTGCAAAATTTGCCAATGTCTCCTTTTTAACAATTTTTGTTTTCATTTTAGTTTTAAAACCTTGGTCAGTATCAGGATATTTTCTAAACAAATAAAATGCAATTGATAAATCAAGACATCTATCTCCCAAAAATTCCATATCTTCATAATCTTCATCCTGTAAATCTATACAGTTTTCAGGTTTTTGTTCATTGATATCATTTTCTAATAATATTCTTTTTGTATATGAACTATGAACAAATGCCTTTTGATATAAATTTAAATCATTTATTTTAATAATTTCTCTTACGTTTTCAAAACCACATTTTTCATAAATGGTATAAACATCTTCTTTTGTTAATAAACGATTATATTCATTCCAAGGTGATAACTTAATATTTTTTTCTTCATTCATGTTTTTTACTAAATAAACAAGTAATAATATAATCAAATTTATATTTGATAATACTTAAACATTATACAAATATAATAATTAATATGGTTAATTTTTTAGTTTTTGACTATAATTTTATAACATATTACTATTTAAATATGTTATCAATTTATTATACTAATAAACAATTTTTAGAGATTCATCGTTTATTTAATAGTGTTAATACAAACATATTTTTGTCTGAACAAGAAAAAAAGAAGGTATTTTCAACATACTATCAGAATATTAGATTAAAATATATTGTAGATAAAATAACAGCTATAAAAAAAATTAGAAAGCAAAAATGTATAAATAAGAGATTTTTAAATTACGATTTTACATACAAAACAGATTTAAAAACAACAAAAATATTTGCAGATAACGTAAATTTTTATAAATTTACTAATAATGAAATAATTAAAATAATATACAATAGTTTATGTCATCAAGAAGAGAGCATAAGTGAACCTAAATATCCTAAAAATCCCTATAATGGAATACAATTTAATTTTCAACAACTATCAAAATTTTATACTAATTTTATTATTTATAAAGAAAAATTACCTATAGAATTAATTATGTTTAAATCTTGTAATTTTGATATTGAGAACTTGATAATAATTCATAAAAATTATTTTAATAAATTAGCAATTAAAAATTGGTTAAAAGATATGAATGAAAAAGATTGGTTACATGTTTTTAAAGTATTTTATAAAACTTTATCCCTTAGACAATATGTTTGTTATAAATGTATTTTAGACTTACCTAATTACAAATCTATATTTTTAAACTTTGTAGCAGAATATTATGAATTGATTAATTGTTTTAAAAGTATTAATATTGATTTTATAGAAAGACTAGACAATATAATTCAAAATTTAAATATAGAACCTGAAAGTAAACATATAACTAAACATAGAATTATTTTAAAAACAAAAAAATATCCTGTTTTTAAAGATACTAAAATAAATATAAATTTTTGCAATAAAACAAATACAAATTTGGTTCTAATTAAATAAAAATTTTTCTATATTTTCACCAATTTTAATTCCTAATTTTCTAAATTTACCTTTTCCTGTTTCATATTTTAAATTTTTAATTAATGTAATACGTTCGACGCTTTCTAAATTTTCTAATTTATTTATTAAAATTTTAAAAGTAGGAAATTTAGCTATAATAACATCTGCTGTCTTAAGTGAAATATTTGGTATAATTGATAATTGCGTTCTATAAACTAATTCTGGTGTAATGTTTTCTTTCTTTTTTATATTTATATTTTTTGATAATTCATCTTTGTAATTTGTGTTGTTTTTTAGAAATTCTGTTCCTTTTTCTATTTTTTTACATAGATTACTAAAAAAATCTATGGTTTCTTGACTTGTTTTTGTATTAAATACCTTTAAATCATCTCTTAATAGTGTATTTATGATACTAGAATATACTGTATATTTATTTACTTTATTATAGAGACATGATTTATTATTTTTAGTTAAATCTCCTTCTATTAAATATAATATTTTTTCTTTTGGATAATTATCTAATAACCTTTTTTTTTGTTCTCTATGTCGCCCATCTTTTATAGATGCAGCTAAGTCCTCTATAGTTTTTCGTTCAATAACTAAAATTATTTCTTGATTAGATTTAAAAATATAATCTCCCAAATCTAGATTTTCATATTTTATATACGCTAATTTTTTTTCCTTGTAATAATCTTTAAGTGTTTCTCTGTTATCTATTATAAATTCCATATTCTAATTATAATCGATAATTTTAAATACATATTAGTAATGGGCTTATTTTCTAAGCCTATTAACAAATTATCAGTTTCTTTTTAATCAATAATTATATTTTTAGACAAATATTTCGTAAAATATAATCAAAATCATTACATATAAAAAATTCTCTGGTTTCATTTATAGACCTATGGCTCTCTATTAAATTAATTTTATCTTTTTTATTATCTTCTAAAATTTTTAAAATTTTTTCTTCATCACCTTTGGGTTTATCCGTTTTTGATTTATAAACTTCAACACATAACTTATTTACTATAGATTCTTTAATGTAATATATTATATTAGAAAAAAATTTTATAGTATAAAAAAAAACTTATATTGAATTTATTATCTAAATATTTTTAAGCCTGATATGTATCATTTATAACTGTTCTATTACAACCGAAAGAAGTTTCTGCTTGAGCATAATTACTATTACAAATTACTCTATTAGGATTAATATTCCTATTTAATCTGTCATATCTTGATTGTTGCACAGTTTGATCAATACCAGGTGTAGCACAAGCTATTTGATAATGAGAGTTATTTGTAAAAGTTTTCTCAAAAGAATCTGTTGAAGAACAACTACTTAATGTTTCCGTAAAATCTACTGAAACGCATGAGTTTTGATTAGGAACAATTTTATTTTTCTTTTGTTTTTTTTTAAATATAATTAAAATTAAAATTAGTAATAAAACTACGATTACTGATAAACCTATTAAATAGAATAAATAATCTGAACAAAAATGGTGACAATTTTCGGATTCTGAATTTATTTTTGTTATATCAGGGGTATCATTGTCAATAAAAGGTATAATAGGAATATTCGTAAAATTTGTCTTGTTTGTATCATTTGAATCTGTTTTATTTAATGGACCATAATCTGTATAATTGATAAATATACTTGAATTAGTTATTGTAGGGCTTGTTGATGTTAATGTATATGTAGAACTAGTAGATGTTAAGGTAGCCGTTGACGTTGAACTAGTAGATGTTAAGGTAGCCGTTGACGTTGAACTAGTAGATGTTAATATAGAAGTTGATGTTGAACTAGTAGATGTTAATGTAGAAGTTGATGTTGAACTAGTAGATGTTAAGGTAGCCGTTGAGCTAGTAGATGTTAAGGTAGCCGTTGAGCTAGTAGATGTTAAGGTAGTCGTTGAACTAGTAGATGTTAATGTAGAAGTTGATGTTGAACTAGTAGATGTTAATGTAGAAGTTGATGTTGAACTAGTAGATGTTAATGTAGACGTTGTGGTGCTTTTAATATTGAAGATATTACTTTTATATTTATCATTTATAGTAATATAATATTTTCCAGGATTAATATCGGTATTTAAATTCCATTTTAAGTTATTTTTGGCATTATCACGTTTAAATTCATCAGAAATTTTTAAACGCGTATCAGCATTCACTAAATTAATAGTAAAATTTTTTTCAGAATTTGTCATCCAAGATATATCTAAATCATCACCTAAAAAGCTATCTCTAATATTATCTATATCAAATCCTTCAAATTGAAATATTAAATGTTCATTTATAGGTATACTATGAATGTCGGTAATACGTAATCTCGTCTCATTTTTCCAATATTTCGTTAAAGAAAAAGGAACATACCATTGAAATTCATCGTTAATTGGGTCGACAATAATGGATAAATAATCGTGTCCATAGGAATTATGAGTGGCCCATATATCATTGTTTTTTATTTCTAACTTTATATTAATAGAATTATCAAAATCTTTAGGTAATTCTAAATTATATAAAGATTGTGGTTGGATTATTAATGCAGAACTTATTTGCATAAGAATTATTAAGAACAAGTATTTATACATTGTGTATAAATTGATTATTTACAATAAATTCATATCAAATTTATTATTAATAATCATTACCATTTATTTTTATTAGATGTAATATAGTTTAAATAAAAATATACTGAAAAACAAAATTGTGAAATAGGATAAATTATTGAATCAATTATGTTTCCAGTAAATTTATAATTAAGCATTCCTTCAATAATAAATATTACAAATTGAATAATAAATATTCTATTGAAAATAATTAGTTTATAAAATAGACATGAAAAAAGCGTAAACAATGGAAATATATAATAAATCATAACTACTAATTCATATATATCTTTAGGAAGATTTTTAAAACGTTCTTCTATATCACCTTTAATCCATCTATATTTTTGATTAAATAGCCCATATAATGAATTTGGAACTTTATCTATGACTTCATAATCGCATTGAAATATTTTGTATCCATTACTTTTTATTGATAAATTTAATTTTAAATCTTCTGTTAAACAATCTTCATCCCAACCCCCAATTTTTTCTAATATATCTTTTTTTATAAAGTATCCATTATTTAAACTAGCTTCACTATATTTAAATAATCCATTTTTAAATTGTTTTTCTATATATCCTAAATATTGATAAAAATTATTAGGATATTGGACGGTATTAGATAAATTTAATATTTGAATTTCATAATTTTCTAGTAAAATTTTGATATTTTGAATTAATGTTATATCAAAATGACAATCTCCATTTAAAACTCCTACATAATCTACTTTTTTTGAAACAACTTTTAGTCCTTCATTTAAAACTCCTGCAACGTATCCTTTTTTATTTTTACGAGTTATTATCGTGTAATTATATTTTTGTTGATATTTTTCTAAGATATTCAGACTATTGTCGGTGCTTAAATCATTAATAAAAATTACTTCAATGTTATTTTCTAATGCAAATAAATTTTTAATCAATACTTTTAAATTTTTTGCTTCATTATAAATTGGTATTAAAATAGCAATATTTAATTTTTTTTTTTCTAATTTATTTTTTAAAATTCTAGGCTTACTTTTTAAGGTTTTGTAAAAAAAAAAAAAAAATAATGACAGTAAAATATAAAAAATATTGGTAAAGTTGATTATTGGTATTAAAAAAGCATAGTAATATATATTCATATATCAGTAAATGTATTTAATCTTTAAATTGGAGTATTTTTTCATAGGAATTATTTAGTAACAAATTATATAAATTCTTAGATGAACCAAATATAGGATTAATCTGGGTTTCATATTGTAGCATGACGTTGTACTTCCTTTTAATATCTATATTTATAATATTTATATCAAAATCATAGGATTTAACAAATAAAAAATACATAAAATTTAAAAAATATACAAAAATATTATAAAACATTTTAAATAATAAAATAATTTTAGGACAAGATTTATAGATTGGATTCCAACAAAAATTATATAAATCAGTAAGTTTAATTGATTCAAAATAGCCCAAAGTAGATAGATAAACTTTGGTGTTTAAATCTATAGTGCAATAGGGATAATCAAAATAGTAAAATACATTTAAGTTATCCTTATAATTAAAACTTAGATTATAAACAATCTTATGGTCTACGTGATTTCCTATACTTAATGGGAAAAAAATTTTTTCTATATTATATTTAGTAACAAGTTTATCTATACTATTGATTATAGAATTATTAATATTATTACTTTTTCTAAACATTTCTTCGGGAAAATTTAAATGTTCAATGATAATATTCTCATCAATTGATTTGATAGCACTTATATCTTCTAAAATACGAGTTTTGTAATTTCCGTATAAAAAATAATCTCCTTTCAATATTTTTAATAATTCTAGATTAGATTCAGTAAATACAGTTGCGATAATAATTTTATAATTACACTTCACCATTTCGTTTATATATTCTTCTAACGAAAATATAACATCATCTAAATGTGGAGATATAAATAGTAGATATTTATTTAACATATATCAATACATAATAAGTAAATTTTAAATATAAAATTAAATTATTTCTTCTAAAATATCTAATAATTGCTTGGCTGTAGGTCGTTTCATATAATCATCCGAAATCATTTTCTGGACTATTTTTAAGTCATCAATTATTTCAGAATTATTTTTTAACATGGTAATCATTTTAATTCTTTCCATCTGAGTTGGCCAATTGTTAAATAATTCATATATAACAATACCTAAACTATATATATCACATGATGTATTATATATATGTTTACTTCTTTCAGGAGATTTATATAAATACGTCCCATCTTCTTCTATAGAATTATCATTTATATTTTTAATTAAACCAAAATCTGCTAATTTAATTTCTTTAATAGTTTTATCTTTATTTAATTTAATTAATATATTTTCGGGTTTAATATCCATATGTATTACAGGTGTTTCTAAATTATGAAGATAATTTAATGCATTTAAAATACTTTTAATAATAGTTATGACAGATTTATTATTAAGATTTGTATTATAGGTCATCATATAATCTCTTAATGAACAATCCATTAATTCCATTTGATAAAATATATTAAATCTAATAAAATTTTTAGATTTAACTAGAATTTCATCATCAGAATTACTAAAAGATAAATCGAACTCTTCTTTTTCTAAACAATAATTATATACACTATTATCTGGTTCTATCCAAGAAGTTTTATAATCAATAATATTTTTATGCTGAATATTTGCAAGAATTCTTATTTCTTTTAATTTATTTAATAATATCTTAGATATATTTTCTTTATCTTCAAAATCAATAAATAATGGAATTCTTTTTATAGCATACAATTTATTGTCCAAATAATGTCGTGCTTTGTAAACTATACCAAATCCACCACTTTTAATTATTTCTATATCAGTAAATCTTTTGGTAAATGTTGTAGGTTTATTAAAGTTTTCTTCAATTTGTGGATAACATATTGTGTTAAAAATATTACTTATTTCTAATAATTTTTCATTAGCTGTTAATTGTTTATTATTTTCAACAATATTATATATATTTTTAAGAGTTTCTAACAAAAATATACTAACATCTATAGTATCTGTTTTAATTAATTTACTTAAATCTTTTTTAGTAATTAAACTCATTTGCTATAGTTTTATAATAATAATTTATTATCAAATTATTTTTAATTAATTAATATAATTTAGATAATCTATATTAGTTTAATTTCTTAGTATATATTATAATGTCAAATTACAATTCATATTTTCCAGTATCTGAATTGGCTAAACCTAATAATCCTGGATTTAAATGTAAAGAAGATTTTCTTGTTGACCCAAATGGGGCGATTACATCAAATATAGTCCAACAACCTGGTAATCTAGAAAGAGTTGAAATAGACCCTGGTTATCAAATTGAGCCAAGTGAGCCAAGTGAGTCGAGTGAGCCGAGTGAGCCAAGTGAGTCGAGTGAGCCAAGTGAGTCAAGTGAAGCAAATAAAACTATAGTAAAGAAAAGGGTAAATAATTATTATTATAGAAATCCAACAAAGATAGTTAGGTCATATGGGTATAGAACGCCATCCTATATAAAAGTAATAAAGCCACAAAATTTTTCAGGTATATTAATACTATTATTAGCAGCAATTTTTATTGTATTATTAGTCAAGAGAAATTAAATAAATAGATATAGATAATATTATTTATTTAATTAATTAAAAAGTATTTCTATCTAACCATTCTTTCATTTTTCCTACATTAGGTGTTCCCAATCCATATACAGGGTCATAACCTTTAGCTGCCATATAACCAAAATCAGAACCACCATTAGGTTTTTCATCACAGCACATCATTTCAGTGCACCAATTATTTCCTTTATTAATATCATTAAAAATTGTAGAGTCTGATTGATACATTTTATATAGTATTGGATTAACAAATCCTAATTTAGATTTATTATTTGCTATTTGATGTTGATTTAGCATTGCAATTATAGATGCAAATACAGGTGAAGAACAACTTGTGCCATCAACTCCAGTTAAAAATCCACCGTCAATAACAGGACAATTATGTCCTATAGCAGAAACATCAGGATAAAATCTTCCATTAATATTCATGTTCTTAGGAAATGAAACATTAGATTGTAAATAGCTCTGGATAGCTAATATTTGCCAAGAACTTTTATTAGAATAACTAGAAATACCTCCACCCGATGTCCATCCAGTATCATTAAAATTTGTTACATATTCTTGAGTTCCTGTAGCACATGTATTATTAATACATAATGGAGTTTTCCATGTAATATTATCACCTACTAAACATATTTTATCGTTTTTAATATATGTTGCCGCTACACTAGTAACATAAGGAGATGAACCTGGAAAGATAGCTGTAGTATTTCTTTCAATATCACAATCCTCATTTGTTCTTCCTGGTGCTCCCGCATCTCCACTTGCTGCAGTTATTGTTACACCACGAAGCCCTAATTTAATATATTCTGTATTTACTCTATTTATATATTCTCTAGAATCTGTTTCATTACAATTTATTATTGTGCATTGTGAATCCTCCGCCCAACCCCAACTCATAGATACAATATCAGGTATTTTTTTTGCATTTACCATATCTATAGCAAGAGAATACAACCAATTTTCGGTATCCCAAAACCAAAGACTTGTATCAGGTAAGTTTATACCCATCATTTGAATATCTAATTGACTTTCTGTATCGGTTCCTTCGTTATTACCAACTATATAATTAACTGTATTATTTGATAATCCATTTAAATTTTCAGCACTGAGTAAATCATCGTTACTATATCCAGGATTTGATTGATATTCTACAGAACATATTGAAGAATTTGACATATTTTGTAGATTTGTTATATTGTATATTCGGTCGATAACTTCTTTACCACAATAACCTGGATCAACATTACCATAGTTTTGTGAATACTTCGTTTCTCTTTTTGAAATATTATTATTAGTTAAACCTTCAATAAATAAAACAATATCATTTAATTCTTGAGGAATATGGTATTTTTCAAAATTTTTATATTTTATTTCATTATGGGTTGTTGTATAATCAAAACTGGTATTAAATAATTTATTTATATTATCAATAGAACTCGAACATTTATAGGCGTCCGAATAGTTATTTAATATAGTTATATCATTAATGTTAAGCCAGTTATTTATTATATAATATTTATTATTGTCTAATTTAGTAATGTTGTTAATTTCATCTATACTTAAATATTTACCATAATTCGTATTTTCGGGGTTAGATATATCATTTAATTTATTTTCTAATAAACTTACATTATTATGCTTAAATGCAATATAAAATTCTTTATTAAATGCAGTTATAATAGGTGTTATCAGTAATAAAATAAATAATTTAAACATTATAATTTTATATTGAAAATTAACTATAAGTATATATACTTATATATATATGAATATTGATACGGATATTTTAAATTTAAAAACTTTAAGCATTTTAGAAAAAAATGATAAAGTGTCAATTAAAAATAATATTATTACGATTGATTCGAATAATTTATTTCAATCATTAAAAAGATGGTGGTATGATAGTAATAGAGATAAAGGAATTATCTTTATTGAAAATTTTATAAATGATATTAAAATAAAAATAATTGAAAATTCTTGTAATTTAGAAAATTCAATTATAAATGATATTAGAACACATTTATTTAATTCAAAAGATGGGTTAAACAACTTAAAAATAACTTATAATAATGATGTTAATATTAATAAAAAGCTAGATACTATACTTAAAAATATAGATTTAATTTTAAAAATTAAAATATAATTATAATATATAATGTTTAGTTGTACATTATGTGAAAAAGAATCATGCTATCTTTCTAAATTTTGTGACAAATGTAGAAGAGTTAAACACTTGCTAAATCTATACGGTGATGATGTTTATAATACTTTAGAAACAGTATTAGTGAGAAGCAAATCTCAACAAAATCATAAGATAAATACAGTATATACTAAAACATTACAAAAAATACAACAAAAAGAGCAAGAGCGATTAAAAGAAAAATTAAAGTTAATAGAAACTCCTAAGGTTGAATGGAAAGCAAATAATATAGAATATTTTTGTAAAAAAAACACAAGTCCGTACAATTTAAGAAATAAAACAAAAATTAGTGACAAATAATTATTTAATTTATAGATAAAATAATAAAATAAATAATTATAATATGTATATTAAAAATACTAAAATATTATATATAAATTTAGAGAAAGACAAAACAAGAAAAACTAAATTAGAAAGTCAATTGAATAAATTTAACTTTAATTATCATAGAATAGATGCAATTTATGGAAAAGATTTATTAAAAAAAAAATATAGAGATATAATTTCAAAAGAACTATATATCTCAGAGATTAAATTAAGACCATCATATTGGTTAAATAGATCTAATTTTAAATCATTATCTAGGGATTTAAATAATATTCTACCTAGAGTAGGATTGTTTTTGTCACACTTAAGAGCATTAAAATATGCGTATGATAATAGTTTTAATAATGTAGTTATTTTAGAAGATGATGCAATTATATTACCTAATATACTCCAAAAATTACTTGTTCCTATTGATACAGATATTTATTATTTAGGTGGAACATTTTCTAATTTACCTAATAATTTAAAAAAAAATCCAAATAAATATATATTTATCGATCCAGATAAATTTAAATTATTTGGAACATTTGGTTATTTAATTCCTAGTTTTAATAAAATAATAGAAATTTTAAGTGTTATATATTCTGTTTTTAATGTAGGTCCATCAAAAGACAAACATGAATTATGGAGAACAGGGGAGATTAAATTAAGAGCTCAGTCAATTGATAGATTTTATGTTAATTGGTTTCAAAAATATGGAAAATGTTATATAACCAATATAGTAAAAGTGTATCATCCAGAAGAAGATTCAGACGAATCTTCTATTAATTTAAAAAAATTTAGTTATAAAAAAAACAATCTAAGATTTTATTATCATCCTGATGATAAAAAATTAATTGATAAATTTCTTATAAATCACTAGTTACTTCTGGGACAAGTTTTAATGGTAATACAGACCTATCTATAATATTCTTGTTTTTTTTTAATAAAGTTTTATCAACAAGTCTTACATTAGGTTGACCTTTTTTTGAATACTTAAGGTCAGCGAATAATGGATATTGTTCGACAATTCCTTTGGCAACTAATAATTCTTCGTCAAATGTTCGTTCACCAAAACCTCCATTTGATTTTTTAGGACTATATTGTGTTTCAAAACTATACTTATTAAATCGTAAAACACCACCATCATTTATGTAATTTAATATTGAATTTTCTATGTCTTGTTTAGTAGACCTTGTTCCATTAAATGTTAAAGTCAATTTTACGTTTTTTCTATTTATAAAACATCTTACTGGGTCAAAAATAAAACATAAATTTGTTGTTACTTCTTTTGCTTTATCCATCCAAGTTTCATTCGCTACAGGATAAAAACCACCTAAACTTAAACCAGTTTTATATAAAGCACTAAAAACTCTATTTATAATTAGTTTTAAATTTTTAACACGAACTAATTTTTTATCTTTTGATAATTCATAAAAAGCAGTAACATCATCTTGTAATAATAATATAGGTTGTCCTTCTTTAAAATATTCACCTATATAATTAAATGTTTCAGTTAAACCCTTAGGTCCCAATATAATTTTAAAATATTTATTTTTTGGTATTGTATCATTGTATAACTTTAAATCATCTTTAGAAGAAACAAATATATATATATCATTATAATTTAAATTATATTGGTCTATAATTTTTTCATATGTTTTCTTTAATAATAATTCAGGGCGTCCTTTAGATGGTATTGCAATTTTATAATTCATATATTATTTATCAATATTTAAATAATAGTTTATATTTTAATTGATTTAATGTAGAAATATCATAATAATAAGTTGTTCCAAATTTAATAAAACCTTCTTGTGTAATATTTTGAAATAAATTATTAATATCATTATCTTCTAATGTATTTATTTCCCAAGTTCTAGCTTCAACTCCATTTTTACAGATACCCCAATATTTTATACCATCTTCATCTGCGCCATCTGGTATTGTTTCTATAATTTTATATCCTTCTTTAATCTTATATATAGTTTTTTTTAAATATTGCTCCAAATGTTTGTCATGTAATGCGTTCATTCTTTATAAAAAGTTTTTAACTTTAAAATATGTCATCAAATTTATAATTAAAATTTTTCCAATCTTTTACTAACCCAAAATTCTATTTCAGAATTATTATTATTTTGTTGAAATTCTTCTATTGAAACTTCTTCAAAGCCCATAGGAATAATTAATTTATTTATTTCTTTTAAGTTATCTTTTTTTGAATATAATTTTAGTAGGATATGTTCAAAGCCATTATCACAATTATCAATCAATACTTTTGCTAAATTATTTAAATCAATATTTTGATAAGAACTATATATATTATAAATATACTTAATTTGTTCTTGATTTAAATTACTAATCGAACCATTTATAGTTAAAATATTTGTTGAATAATCTTTAAATACTTTTAAAATAGACTTACATTGGTGATTATTAGATTTAACAATATTAGGTAATGGAGATTTTTTACTTGGATTTTTTCCAAACAATTTAAAGAATAAATCTTCAATATTAGTAAAAATATTTGGTAAATTATTTGAAATATTTTCATGTATTTGTAAATTAATTTTATTAAAATCGTTTAAAAAGTCTTCTATTGATACTGTTCTAGTATATAAGGAATATTCTTCCATCCAAGATTGTAGAATATGCATTTTATTATCTATTATACTAAATGTTAATGTATGGGTTCCAGTATGGGCCGCAGATATTTTATTATTTTCTATATATTTAATATATTCTTTACCTATAGGACCAATACCATATAAAGTATGGTATAATTCAGATTCATCAACTTTAAATTCATTTATTGTAAAACCTATAGCTAATTTGAGGTCATTTATACAAGATTCGTAGAAGTTATTTTGCTCTTCACTATCAGAAGTTAATTTTGAAATAGCAATTTCAATATCTTTAATAAATGCTTTATTAATACCTATAGTAGCAAGTCCAAAATTTATACTATAGTTTTTAGAACAGAAGCGTTTTACTTCTTCTGGTTTAAATAAATTAAATGTATCGGTTTTGATTAAATTATCAAAATAAAAGATAGATAAGTTAGGTGTATTTAATTCTAAATAATTACTATTTATTTTAGTTATATATTTACTTTTTTGATTAATAGGGCAAGAATATGGTTTATCATCTATTAAATCATTATAATATGGTTTTAAATTATCTCTTAGTAAAGCACCAAACTCATAAAAATTTATATCTTTTGGTTTTATTATATTTTCGAACATTGTTTTTGCAACTTCAGTTAAATCTCTAATTTCATTTTTATCATTTGGATCTTTAACATTATTAAAAATATATTTATCAATAATTTTTTTTTTGTAATCATTTACACGTTGTTCTCGTTCATTATTACTATCATAGTGCTTTATACATTCTAAAATTAGTTTACCATTTATTTTTGATTCAATTCCTGTAAGCTCCATTGTTTTAATAAATAAACCTTTTATACCACCACAATTAGTTGCTTCGTTTTTAATAAGCTTTAATAGGTCTTTTATTTTTTCAGGATGTTTATAATATAAATAATTTAATTTATTAATACCATCATCATTTTTTATATTCCATTCAATTTTTTGATTTGTTTCTTTTATTTTATTTATAAAGTTTACAATTTCGTTATTACTTAACTTTAATATATTAACATCTATTTTTTCATCTATAAAATATTTTATAACTAAATTACTGATAAAAATATTTTTATCAGTGAATATATCTGTTAAAAATTTTTTAACAAATTCCTGTTGTTTTCTGAATTGTTGTTTTCTTATAGCTTTTGATCTTCTACCACCTGACATATTTAAATGAATGATATAATTATTTAATATCTTTTGTCCTAATTCTCCATAAATACTCACATATCTATTTGTTTGAGGATTTTTTATCAATGAATACATTTATAATATTTATCTATATATTTTTTTTGATAATTGAATATTAAAATGTTTGTAATTTATTATCACTTATTATTATTTTGCCCAGCCTATAATTCCACAAGCTATTCTCCTACCAGCATTACCAGTTTTTAAACTTTCCTCTCGAATTTCGTTGTCAATAATTATACCTGTATTTAAATCTATACCACCTAAACCTAAATCATCAAAATTTTCATGTATAACTAAACTTCTACCTATAATATTTGCTTTTCCTTTCAATTTAATTAATTTATCTGTAAAAGTATAGTCAACGATACCCATTTTATCAGCAAATAAATTGCCTAAATCACCTATATGACGATTATTTTTTGTATTTAAAGGAGAGCCATGATTTGTATTATATGGGTTAAAATGACTACATAAACTAGAACAACCTTCTCGTAAATCTCCATACTCGTGAACATGCATACCATGATAGCCAGGCTCTAAACCTGTTATTTTAACTTTTACAATTGTTAAATTACTTTTTTCTATAAATTCTATATATCCTTTAATTTTTTTATCGATATTGTTTGTTAATACACAAACAGCCTTCATTTTATAATATTAATTAGAATATAATATTCCACCCATACCATTTTTTATTTTTAATATATTATAATTAACACCATAAATTTTAATATTAAGTCCTTCTTCCAATTTATCTGGAATGTCTCTGTTAAATGAAAAGTTAATAACCGCATTATCTAATCTAGAAAAATTACAAGAACCAGAGGGTTGATTATTATTACTATCATTTAAACAAAAATTATAAACAAAAGGATCTAGTGATGCTATAGGTAAAGATGTATCATTTTCAATAAACTGATTTTTATATATAGATTTAGTTTCACTTAAATATTTGTATAAATTAATACCATTTAAATAATTGTATTTTTGTATTGTTTGAAAATAATATCCAGCTTTATCTTCAAATCTGTCAACACCATTTAATTGTATTTTAACATTATCTATCCTATCTTGTTCTCCACTCCATAGTTTTCCTAATTTATCTGTGTTTTTTTTTTGATGAATAGTCCAAACTATTTGTTTTACAGGATGATTAAATTTTATAGGAGTAATCATACTTGTATTTGATAAAGAACTATATACTTCTGGTAAAAATTGAATTTGTTCAATAAGATATTCGTGGGAAGATTTTGCAAACAATTTTCTTTCATCAGTGTCTAAATATATATAATCACATAGAAGATTTAATTCTATTATATTTAGCATTTTTATTTTTTTTTGTGATAGTAAAATTTTATCTAATGGATTTAATTTTACATTTATTTTTACATCATGAAATTGTAAAGCGACCAAAGGCAAATACATACCTGGATTACTATTAAACCAAAAATTTAATGGAATACTAATAACTATATAATTATTATCAATATGGGATGCTTTATAAAATCCATTTGTTAAAAATAAGTTATTTATCTGTTTATTAAAATTATTTTTAAGTTCATTTTGAATTGCCATCCAATGTCCTGTTTGAGTATCTATAGTTGTTCCTCCTATTTCTATATCTATATAATCTATAAAAGAATATCCTAATGATTTAGAAATATTATTATCATCAATATCCTTAAGTAATTCATTTTTTATATTTATAAAATGTATAGTTTCATCATTTTTATCTATAAATTCTATAATAAATTCTAAATAACAAGGACCTAATAAATCAGCTTTTCTTTCTATAGTATATGTTATTTTATTTGACCATTTAATTGTTCCTATTCCAAATTGGCGAAAAGTTTCTATTGCAAAATTGGTGTGTCTTTTGTAAACATATTTAAAAAATGTTATTTGGGGATTGCCTGTTAGATAAATATCTTGAGCCCCATATGCTACTAATTGTATTAATCCTCCTCCCATTGTTATTACTATATTTTTATATTTTTATATTAATATAAAAGTATAATATTACAAAATTAATTTTATAAAATTAGTTTGAATATGCAAGACCACCCATACCACTCATAATTCTAAGGACATTGTAATTTGTTGCGTATATTTTCACAAATTTATCTACTTCACGGCCTTTTTCTTCATTTGCGACAGCTAATTTAAGTTGTAAGACAGCATTATCAATTCTGGAAAAATTGCATGTTCCTGATGGCTGATGTTCTTCAGGTTTTAATGCAAATGAATAGACATAGAAATATCCATTACCAATATTATCCTGTTTATTTCCACCAGTGTGATGTTGGTAAGGTTGAACACATCTAAAATATGTTCCTTCCCTTTCTCTGAAACGGTCATGTCCATTTAATTGTAATTTAGCACTTAATACAGTATCACTTTCTACACTATCAACACCATTTTGTGTCATACTAAAATTAAATAATTTTTTATTATGTGGTCCATTTCTTTTTCTGTCGTGTTCAATTTGTGGATGAGCAACCCAAACTAATTCCTTGCAAGGATGATTAAATCTAAGTTCAATATTAGGATTTGATTCATTACCAGGAACAGATACTATGTTATTGAATTGAACTTGGTCAATTAAATATTCATGTGATACTTGTGCAAATCGTCTTCTTTCGTCAGTATCTAAGAAAATATAATCGCAATAGAGACATAATGATTGTAAATCAACATCTTTTGATAATCCTAAGTTATTTCTATCATTTAAAAATAAATTTAATTTAACTTCATGATACTGTAAAGCTATAAGAGGAAGTGCTAATCCTGGATTTCTACAAAACCAAAATTGTAAAGGAACATATAATTTTCTTAATAAATTATTTTTATGTTTTGTGCTTTTTATGTTACCTTTTGTCATCATTCTACATTTTTGAAGACATTCATCCGAACAAGTTAATTGTGACCATAACTCTAACCATTCTCCATAATGTGTGTCCATACACTGTCCTCCTATTTCAATTTCTACTTCACGAATCATTGCATGACCTAATGAATATGTTGCTGGACCAAAAGCTACAGCATCTTTTTCAGAACCTAATAAAATATCAGTTTCTAAATACATCTTATGTAACAAATCACCATTTCTATCAATTGTGCAACTTACTTTTCTTCCGAAATCTATAGAACCTGTAAAAGTTTGTTCGATTGCCTCTATTGCAAAATTGGTGTGTCTTCTATAAACAACTTTGAAAAATGTTATTTGAGGATTACCGGTAAGATAAATATCTTGAGCTCCATAGGCTACTAATTGCATTAAAC